AATCTTATCGTAATTGATATCATTCCTAGTCGGATCGTCTATTGATCCTAATTCCAAAGCTTCTTGATAACCAAATATTTCAATAAAGTAATCTACAGACGCGGGATTACAATTGTCAGATAACCCAAATTTATCTGGATATGGTTGTGACATACCTTTAATCATCTATTTTAACTTTAAACATTATGGTTTAAATATAGTTAAACTAACTAATATAGATTACACCCATGAAACCTAGGATATACATTTATAAAATAACCTTTGAGGAAGTTCCTTTTTATTATTTTGGGAGTAAAAAAGAAAAAATATTTAATGAAGAGTATTTTGGATCTCCTAAAACAAATAAATGGTATTGGGATGTGTACACGCCAAAAAAACAAATTTTAGAGATATTTGATTATACGGAAGAAGGTTATAAACAATGTAGAGATGTGGAATATAGACTTATTAAACATTTTATAAATGATCCTCTATGCTTAAATGCCGGATATTTTGGATATTATAAACCGATACCTTTTACGAAAGAAAGAAAAGAAAAAATATCTCTTGCTCTAAGAGGTAAATCACTGTCTGAGGAAACAAAAGCAAAACTTAGTGAAATTAGGAAAGGTTCAAAAAATGGAATGTTTGGAAAAAAACATACAGAAAAGACTAGAAAGAAAATAGCTGATAAAGCCTTTGGAAGGAAGCATTCAGAGGAGACAAAGAAAAAAATTTCCTGCGCTTTTAAAGGTGAAAATCATCCGCTATATAGAGTTGGACATTCTAAAGAGGCAAAAAGGAAAATGTCAGAATCAACTAAAGGAATGTATACTGGAAGAAAAAATCCAAATTGCAAGTTAAGAACTTGGAAACATGACTTATACGGAATTCAAAAAAATTTAGCAATATTCGAATTAGTTGAAAAATTTAATTTTTTATCACTCAATAAAAGTAAGTTATCGGAAGTTGCTAGTGGTAAGAAAAAAGAATATAAGGGTTGGTCTATGATATCATAATAGTATGAGTTCTCTTTACCAAGCCTACTTAAAAGCACTAGATTTGGCCATTAATAGAGACCTCAGGGTAGATACTTTTGTAATCAAGAAGACAGTTAATTATATCCAAAATGCACTAGATTCTATGGCAGAGGTTGATCAACAAACGTTGAAGGATCTACATCAGAAGATCATTGATTACTTGGACTCTGAGGAACTGGTTGAGATTCGTATGGATATGATGTTTGGTGAGACCGAGTACCTAAAGAAAAATATTTTTGATATAAATATCCAGAAAATATCTTCTCTAAAAAAGAGAATAGAAGAACTTATCACATAAAAAAGAGGCCCGGTTAGGGGCCTCAGAAGTAATATGTGAGTTAGGCTTAGGCAACAGGATTGTTGAAGATGAAACCAGAACCACACTTGCCATTTTCACCCATGCCGACGAGCTCGAAGCTACGCTCAACGAGGATGTCGCCGGTGAATACTCTGCGCTCAATATTAAAACGCTCAGGAGTGGCGATAGGATAACCACTGAGAGTATAGGTATAGGCGAAAGCAGGGTTGCCATAGTTGGCGTCAAGAGCGGGCATGAAACCATCAGTTGCTCCCGAAGGATGGTAGAAGAGAACAGCAACGTTGTTGTAGATGTTCTCAAGAGCACCAGTGGACTGGTTGAGCTTGAGTCTACGGGCAACACGGATCTCATCAAGACCGAAGATTTGAGCTAGGGTCTTCTCATCCACGAGCACACCGCGCTGCATGAAGTCACGGATGCGCTTGTTACGCTTGAGGGCATTGAAGGCGTCAGGTGAGATCACCATCTTGTTAGGATAGACACCGATCTGCGAGCGAACTTGCTCTTTGGCGTCGTCCATGAGGACCTCAACGTCAGCAGTTGGGCTGTTGAACTGATCAGCACCACCATTATAGGTGGAGAGATCGAGAACGTTACCGGTCTCGTACTGAGCGGAGTCGGTTACGATATCAGCAACCTGAACTTCCCAAGACTGCATGAGGCGATTAGCAGCGTCCTTAGCAGCAAACTGACGGAGGTCAATTTGAGCAGCGCCGTTCTTGGCTTCAGCAGCGACTTCCTCGGCGATTTCCCAGCTGATCGCTTCCTGGCGGAGAGCGAACGAACGGGTTCCGAATTCGTTCTGGATCTTCTGGATGTTAGTTCCAGGAGCGCGGAGGAACGACTGAGCCGCAAAAGCCTCCTTACCAAAAACGAGTGTACGTCCAGCTCTGGTATTCATAGATACCGAAGGAGCGAAGAATGTGGCTACGCCTTCAGAGTTCTTATAGCCCTGGGCGAGTTGCGTAAGAATAGGGTCAATTACCGATCTGTTAATTCAGAGCTCTTTATCTCTGATCTCCGATTTCTCGGAGTGTCGGACTATATCATCATAAGAAATTATTTTCTTATGTCGGGCACTCGTGGGAGAAATTATTGTTGGGACTCATTCTCCTAGTCTCTGAACCTTCCAAGGAAACTAAGCCCTTCCTTGGCTTGGCTGCTGATTATCTTTTGGGGATTATGCCCTTCTGAAGACTTCCAGCAATTCACCCGATTTTTCCTCTTGATAGATCGTATTAGGAGCGATGTTATCAAAGTTTTTTGCTTTGCCCAAAATCTCTATTGATGATTTATTTAAAACTTTATAGTTTTTACCTGCTGTCGCCCAGTTTTTAAATGTATTTGGATTTATATTAAAAAACTGAGCCGGTGTTGTTGTTCCAATGAAGATATAAATTTTATTTTCATGGAACATTTTATAGAGATTTGATTTTGCTCTTAATCCGCCTATCGAACCGGCTTTCTTTGAGGAGATTTTGTGCGCGTCTGTTTTGTTATAATGTTTAAAACTTGAGTTTTTTACAAAACTTCTCGCGTATGATCCCCACTCACCACCGGCTCTAGAACCATTTAATCCATTCTTCCAAGAATCATAAAAATCAATATATTGAGTTTCTTTCTTTCCCATTTCTTTAGGATTATTTATTTCCTCTAGGATAGAAAATTCAAATAAATCGATTCCGTATTTTTTAAATGCTTCTTGGAGTTTTTTAGCAGATCTAAATCCGGTTTTATGCTGTTCCCATCTTTTATGGATATTAACAGACTTACCCACATAAACTAAATTTTTAATAGATTTATGTTTGATAAGGTATATACCGGATTTAATCATGTTTCTTATTTTATCATGGATTTGATTCTAAAGAGGCCGCGTATTATTCACGGACCTGATCTAAATTCATCATGATAGTTTGTTCTCCTTAATAATGATATCTATCAAGCACCAGCTTCGTTACCGAGCTTAACGCGGATGTATTGACCAGCGCCGGCAGATGTGATAGCATCTAGGGCACGACCAAGAACCACGCCTGTTCCGCCATCGTTAGCCTGGCCAGAGGCGTTGGCAACAACAGCATCATCAACAGCGAAGGTAGCGGTTGGATCTACCTCAACGATAGCAATACCGGAGGTAACAATCGAAAGAAGACCTTGGTATGGGAATACACTGGTCTTGAATGGGGTTGTGGAAGGATTGAGTTGACCTTCGTAAACGAGAGTCGAACCATCATCAACCTGGTAGCCCTTAGCGGTGAGTTCACCTTGGCCAGGGGCTGCATAAACACTAACACCAGCGGCGTAAGCGCCACCAGCGGGATAAGCACCAGCGCGAGTTACGAATCTGTGGGCTTCTACAGCGGCTGTAGTCTGCACAGTTTCAACGTACTGGTGGTCAAAAGACATGTAACGTGGGTCAGTTGCCATTTTTAGTTTACTCCTTATGAGTTATCTGAGATAATTGCCTTCAGGGCGATAGTGTAATCCACTCCCTTGCTCTCAGCATATTCCAATGCCTGAGCATGGAGGTCTGCTGTAGAAGGGTCGTAGATGTACCCATCGGCTGATGGCGTGATTGACTTCTTAGCTGCTGGAGCTGAAGCCTGGGTTGCGTATTCTTCAAAACTAACCATTGAGGGTAGATTCTCAAGGACATTCTTGAAGAAATCAAATTGGGAAGTTTTACCTGACTCGGAGAAGTTCACGGAGTTCTTATTATTAAGAGTCTCCATAAACCGTACGAGATCGGTCTTAGGAACGATTTGCTGAGTAAGCTTACCGCCCTCATAGAGAGTTTCACAGAATTCAGAGATTTCTTTCTCTCTCATCAACTTCTTCTGTCTGGCTAGTTCTTCCTCCAATTCGGCTACCCGAGCTTGTAAATCGCTCTGAACTCCCATAGCGCGTTCGCTATGATCCAGAGTTCCTGTAGCCTCTTCAGTGGTCTCTTCGGCCATATCGCTCATTTTCTTTTTCTCTTCATCCTCATCCTCATCCTCTTCGTAGTCTTTGCATCCCTCACCATTATCAGAAACTTCGGTTTCTTCCTCGGCTTCCTCTTCGGCGTAGGTTTGCTCTCCCTTGGGTTCTTCAGCGCCCTTTACTTCCTCGGAGGTGGGATGTTCAGCTTCAGAGGGCTTTTCTCCTTCTTTCACTGTTTCGCCCATATCTTCGGTTTTCTCTTCCTCTTCCTCATCTCCCTCTTCTTTCTCACCTTTCTTAGCTTCGATGGCTTTTTTAAGTCCTTCGGGCATTTCGCCATAGGACATACCATCCTCACCTTCCATCATGGAAGCTGCATCGGTTTTTAGAGCTAGAGCCTTGATTAACTCATCAATTTCATATTCCGAGGCGAGTTGAGCGATCTTTTGATCATCGTCCTCCATGTCTCCAGACACATCATCTGTTTCCATTTCAGGACCCTCATCTCCACCTTCTTCAGAAGGCTCGGCAGGAGGCATATCTTCGCCTTCACCACCATCTTCACCGCCCATATCGTCTGAATCGGTGTCATCAGTAAGCATATCATCACCACCCATGTCATCACCACCGTCTTCGGTAGGATCAGCAGGAGGCATATCTCCGCCATCACCACCATCTGCGGTGGGATCGGCGTCATCTGCCATGCTCATTGTGGGATCGGAAGGAGGCATATCTGCATCCATGCCATAATCCATTTCATAATCGGCAGGAGCACCGGTTTCTGAAACTTTATTTCCGCTATCGTCATATACATTGGCGCCGGACTTGCCACCACCAATGTTGATATTAACAGTCATTCCCCCTTCGGAGTGTTCGATCACCGAAGCAGGAGTTTCTGTTTTGGTTTTTTTCCTAGCCATAGTTTGATTTTTTCCTAAGTGTTCTTTAAACGAAATAGAAGACTCCCCTTCGGAGGGGGTGAATGTGATAGTCTCTGAATCAGAGAGTTCAGAAAAAGCGGTTAGCCCTTTAACCGCAGGGATTGAAACCAATCCGAGGTGCCGAAGGGCTAAGTTCCCTGGTGTGGGATTTGTTTCTGCATCTGGCAAGTAGAATGAACTACTCACCTTTTTAAAAACTCCATCTCGTATTAAGTTTTCGGCCTTAGGGGTAAGTTCGACCTTACCCCAAAGTTCTTTGCCTTTTCTCCAGACTTTACGTACCCAACCAAGAGCGGGAGTTCCGTCGTCTTGGTCATGACCAATGATTAGCGGAGCCTCGTGCTTATCAGGATTGTATGTATTAACAACCTGCTCTAGATCATCCTCTGTAAAGATCATTTTCTGACCAGTAGAGGAGATCTGAGGACCGGCTCTAAACATCTCGATAAAAACAACCTTTTTGGGTCTCTGAGATGAGAGAGGCTCGTTGGAATTGAGTACGTGTTCTTTCATTTATCAGAATACGTTTGTTGTATTGAGAAGATTACTAAATCTCTCTTCATTTCTGGAGAATGAATCACTCAACTGAACCACTTGTCCAGCAGGTGTTCTAACGACAGTAACAAGTAAACGTTCTAAAGTTGGGCTTGTGGCCACGTAAACGTCTAGTCTTACTGTGCCCTGTTCAAGAGATGTATTATCATTATTGGCAGATGAACAGACTACTAAATAGGCCTGTTCTGGTCTTGAACCAAATAATGCTCCTTGACGGAAGAATTGTCCACACACCTGAGAGGCAATAGACTTAACTCTTGCATATACGGTACCAGCTGAATCAATCTGCTCGAACAAGATATCATCAAAACTACGTCCAAGAACATCAACTAAGACGTTAAGAATTACGCGGGTGTTAATAAACTTAAACAGAGGATTTGTAGAGAGGGTTCTTGCTCCCCATGTTACAATGCCGCGATTAGGAAGTGAACGAATTGGGTTCAAACCAAGGGCATAAGTAACTTCTTGTTGTTGGGCAGAGATATCGAACTTAAGTCCAACGGCGCCACGTAGTGGATAACGTGCTCCAGCAGGAGGTTGTTGGAAACCTTCATTAATGTATCTGGAGCAGGCAATACCAGCTACATATCCTGAAGGAGCAACATAGCGATCGTCTAGATTCTTCACATAAGGAGCGTAATATGCGGCGTGACCGAATGGCACCCCTACTGTGCCTTTGATAAGATCTAGTTCATCTTGAACATCACCTAGTGAAACTTCGTCAGCTCCACAATCAATCAGAGCGACATGTTGTGTAGAAGTAATTCCTTCAGTCGTTCCAATTTTGCCCTCAGCAGCGCGAACCAGAGTCTGCGTAATCTTTAACCTCTCTTGGCGAGCTTCGGAAGCACTTGCAAAGTCTCCTGTTCCTGCCTCATAGGTTAGCACTGAATATGCTTCTGGTGCAAATAAGAATCCCGGGGCTAATGTTGCTGAGCCTACTCCTTGCTCGATTGCATAGACAAAATCATTGGCTTTTGCAGTAGCGGATACTTTATAAGAATCGTAACCAGCGTTCTGAGCAGTAGAAATTAGTTTTACTACGTTAGGATCAGAAATTCCAGAGCGATTGATGCCGGGGTATACAGGCGAACTTACTCCGTTTTTGGAAGTGATTTTTACCCTTAGAACGTAGTCATGTGAATAGAATCCATTGGCTGACGACTTATTAGTTGTAGTAATTTGTGCTCCTGGATCAATTGTAACATTGTTAGGAGTTACTGTCATCTGAGTATTACTCGAGATAGAAGCAATTGTAAATGTTACTCCATTAGCAACAAATGTCCCACCATTTGCTAATTCTGTACTAAATAATGTATTAGTACCAGTAACTACTCCGCCACTTATTCCTACAGTTCCAGATAGGAAAATTTCAGAAAGTTCAGGGCGGATGTAAGGATTGCCAACTGCTGAAACCAGATCACTATCTGTGTCAAGGCCATTGTTGGGGATGTACTTAGTATCTGAGAGTTTTCCTGTTTCTGTCGAAACCGCCTCTACAGTATAATAGTCAATTAAATCCTTTTCAGTAAGAACTGCTTTGATTTCATTGACTAGCCCAGTTGTTAATTCTTCTGGAGTTGAACCATTAACGATGATGGCTCTATTCTCTCCTGCTACATTAAGGTAGAATACTTGAACTGAATCAGGAAGATATCCTTGGCGGGTAACCGGATTTCCACTTGGTACGATAGCATCAGTACCACTTACGACTTTTGTAAAGGCGTTGGTACCAGCATCATATTGCCAATAGACCGCATCAGCATCAGCCCACTTAGTCGTATTTGTACTAAGGTCTTTTGAGATGGCTACGTACTTGTCGTCGGGGATATTTCCAGTTGTATAAATCTTTTGATCATTAAGGAAAGCCTTAAGAATATCAGATTGCTGGGTTGCAATATCATTATAAGTATCCTGTGCAGCAAAGAAAGAACTTAATTGAGCTCCAGAAAGATGGAGGATACCTTCTTTAGTTGCCTGGTCACGAGATACACAACGGAAGTTAATTTCCTTGACAGAAGTATAAAATGATATGACTCCAGTTTCTTGAAGTAGATCAATCTTTTGCGCGTATTCAGAATTACTGAACTTATAAGCGTGAAATTCTTCAATCTCTGGTACTCTACGGGAGTCCTTTGAAAAAATTCTGAATTTACCGGCTAATGCTTCAATAGCATTTTGCTCGATTTTATAAAAATCAGCAAATCCGTCTCCATTGCCAGAGAGATATGTATATACATCTCTAGCATTGTCAATCTGATCTAGTCCAGTTGTTGTAATAACTTTGATCTCAGTATTATCAGCGTCGTAGATACCAATAGGAGTACCGAAATATCTACCATTTACTTTAATAGCAAATGCATTATATCCAGTGCCAGCAGTAGATTTTCCGATATCAACTACAGTTTCTGGAGTAGGAGTTACTCTGGTAAAGTAGAGAATACCATTTACTCCAACATTATCAAAGAATGCTTTGACACTATCGTAACTGGCGAGGGCCCCCTTATTGCCGATAGGGACGCCAGTTGCCCCAATTTTCTCTAGATAATCATCAGCGGATGCTATCTGAGTTGGCTTATAAGGCTCTAAATACGAATATGCATCAATAGCATCTTTTCCATAATAATCTTCGGCGGGAGTAGTGCCAAAGATATATCCCACGGCATGTGTAGCGATGGGTTGCGGAAGAGAGCCACTTGTTGCCTGAGCAACAAAGACCCCCGGCCTATTCAATGTCGCGGCATTGATTCTAATTGGATTGGCCATAGAGATTTGAAGACACTATATCTTTCACTATTATCCTTAAACAAATAAGGGATTCCACTTTGTTTATACGACTACATCTTTTTTGTAGAGAAGGAACAATTCGTTCATCAGCCAATCTGGACAAGAGCTAGCACCACATCTCTTATACTCAAGTAGTTTCATTGACTTGCGTAAAATTTTATTGAAGTCATTAGTATCAACGTATCTAGCACAAACTTTTACAAACGATTTCAACTCGACTTGATCTTGTTCAATGCATATGGAGCATAGAATGAGAATAAGTTTTAACTTATCTGAGTCTGTCATTCATTCATTCTTCATTGAGTCGATTGCTTCTTTATGGATTTGAGCCATTGCAATAAATTTTGTCATTGGAACCTTTTCCATATCTAAAACATTAACAAAAGATCCATTTTGAATCCCGTAGCAAGTTTTTAACCAAGAGTATTTTGGAAGATAATTGCATAAAATATGCTCCTTAACGCAATTAAATACCTTTACTATTATTCTTTGAGTTAAAGATCCAGATTTAATTCCGTCTAGATTCAAGTAATCTATTATCTTCTGAATATCTTCAAAGGAGATTCTTTTCTGCCCTTCTTGTAAATCCTCTCCTTCTCCATCTAGGACACTATCCAGATATTCCAAATCTTCCCCGGTTATGTCTCTAAATCTTATTTCCCGTCCCTTTTTATCTTTTATAGTGATTGTATAGTCGTGATTACGAATTACCTCAAGATCATCATTCTTCATCTCCACTTAGTCCTAGGAGTTGATTGATTGCTTGACCTAGCATCTTCAACTGTTTCGCACGGAGTCTTTTAGCATCCTTAAGGGAAAGTTTTCTTTCCCCCGCCGCTGGGGAATGGAGGATACAAATAGTTTGAAGAGTTGCTTCTACCTCAGAAATTTTTTTATCCTCTGAGATATTCGAGATCTGGATAAGATCATCAGCCGAAGGTTCTTGAAGACAAAGAAACTTTCCAGGAGCGATCTCCACGGGGATAACTTCGGGCTCACCAAAATCAAATCCAATATCTTCAAGGGCAGTTACCTCATCTTGAGTAACTCGTGACATTTTGTTTACTGCCATGGTGTTTATATAATGTCCCTTTCTTTAAACCTCTTTGTTTAAATTTAATATAGATAGGTAGGATATTTACGTGGCAGTCAATAACAACCCATATGAGGCTTGGCAGAAACTCCGCCAAAATTCCGATTATAGATCTACAGACACCCAGATAAATTCTTTGGTTCGTCAGCAATTATCCCAGTCGGATTACTTGCGATCTTCCAATAGAGTGAACTCGGGACCTCAGCAAATAACCAGGGCTAACATGGCAAAGAACTCAGCACAATCTCCCCATGTCCTAGCCCCAGAAGACATGTGGGGATGGCAAAATTGGGCTCATGTTCCATCTTCAAAAGAATCAAACTTGGCAACGGGCCTTAGAGAAGAAAACACCTCAACAGATATTCCAGGTGCATCCTATCCTCCAGGTTATAATGTTGGTGGGATGACAGGCGGTTGTAGCTCATGTAGACGAAGGAGATATTAATGGCATATAGACGCAAACCACGTAACCAAAAAATGGAAGACCAAAACCAACTTCAAGATCCTCAAGCAGAAGAGAATAAACTTCCGACCATTGAAGAAGTTGAGGAAAATATTAAAAAAGTTATCGAGATTGATAAGATGCTCGATGAGACTCTAGAAAAGTTAGAGGCTCTACCATCAGTTTCCAAGCCATCAACACCTACCGGCAAAGTCTTCATTGGCGAGGAGGATAAACGCCTTTTTAAAAAGTTTAATCAACATATCATTAAGAAGCTCGGGATTTCTGGCAACAGGTCCTTTAAGATATGATATAATTGTATAAGATGTAACAGTTTTATGAAACCTGAGCTTATCGACGCCTACATGGATATTGCGGAGAGATTCGCTAAGGTTTCTAAATGTGAAAGGTTAAAAGTTGGGGCTATAATTGTAAAAAATGGATCGATTTTAGCTCATGGGTGGAATGGTACACCCAGCGGGTATAGGACTAATTGTTGCGAGGATGAGAATGGAGTTACTTCTCCATTTGTTCTTCATGCTGAGCAGAATGTCCTTGTTAAGATGGCTAAGTCAACAGAGTCTATTGAGGGTGCTGAGTTATTCTGCACTCACTCTCCCTGTTCTGAATGTTCAAAACTACTCGCGCAGAGCGGGATTAAGAAAGTCTATTATAAGTATAAATATCGCATCACTGATGGTATTGATGTCCTCAATGCCCTTGGTGTAGAGACTCAGGAGGTCCCATGAATTTTAATACACAGGAAGAAAGAGAGGCGCTTAAAAAATCTCTTCTTAACACAGAGGATCTAAATGAGACCTTGGAGTGCCTTGAGCATGTATTGGTTCATAGGACTCCCTTTGCATTGTATGTAGCAACTGCAGACCGGACCGATTGTATGTGGATCTTTGACCCAGGTACTGTATATGAAATGGTCGGCGGAGAAAAGAAATATAAGGAAATTTATGAAGAAATGTTTCCTACAGAGGAGGATAAATCTATTGGGGTTATATTTTTTATATTAAAAAAAGTCGGGCCTTTGTACTCGATCCGACTTAGTATTGAAGTTATTGAAGAAGTTATAGAAGAATTATACGAGAATATCTGATTAGATAGTTGTTTTAGTGTATTGCAAGGTCGATGTCGTATCGACAATATTAGAAGTGACTTCTACTAGAGCTCCATCAGACGTAGTCGGTGTTACTTGCTCAAGAGATAGAGATCCATCATCGGTTGTACTAGATTTTTCGGAGTCGTAGAATATATTCCCGTATTCAACAGGATAGATTCCTGTCTTCGTTCCGTCATTAGGAAGTTTAACAATAAAGGAGTTGATTTGTCCGACCCCAGGCGTGTCCTCTTGAGACTTCATTCCAAAATAGACATAGTCCTCGGAGTTTGTGTCTAATCCAGTAGATTGTTCATATCCGGCTGAATGACCTATTTGTCCGGTTCTGACATATGAACCATCTTTGTCAAATGCGAAAATAGGCAGACCGACTGCCTGATAAATATTATGAGTTCTTGTACCATAGAACAGAATTCTATCATCTGACATTCCGATATGAGATAATTTAGTGATCCGGTCTAGACTTAATGTATCTTCACTGGTTATTACTTTTTGCCATTCTATTGACGTTGGAGATGTCGGATTTATCTTTAAAAATATGGGTGCATAAATAAGTTCTTCAACATTAGAATAAAGAAGTCCTGATAAATACACTTTATTTTCATCATCAACAAAAATCCCTTGCCCTTCGAAACCATCTATCTTAAAAGAATCTAATATTTGGCCAGAAGGATTTATTTTATAAAAAATCGTATGGAATATGGATATGCCAGCTCCATAACAATAGGCGATTACATATAGATTATTATCTGCCCCCACTGTGGAATTGCAAATAACTTGATTTGAAAAATCATAAGATTTTTGCCATTCGAGATCTCCTGTTCTTGAGTATTTTGCAACAAAAAGATCACCGCGGCCATCACCTATAAGATATACATCTCCGCTACTATTAACACTGAAAGAATGAGGAAGTACACTATTTATATCTTCAGGAAGTATTGTTAAGGACTTAGACCACAAAAGGGACCCAGAATTACTATATTTAACAAGATTTACATTGGCGGAGATGTATGTGTCCAACTCGCGATCCATTGAGAGGACGTAAACGCCATCAGAGAGGGCTTTAACGGATAATTGATCTAATATCCTAGACCCAGCTGATGTCTTCCTCTGCCACAAAAGTCCACCATTGGTGGTGAATCTCATCAAATCACCGCCTTGACCATAGAAATATAAGTTCTCGTCGTTTACAGAGAGCGTTCCTACTGAAGCGGAGATCTGTAATATCCAGGGTAGTATTGTTGGCGTAGGAGCTGGCGTGGGGGTTGGTGTTCCTCCCGCCATGTTATTTATAGCCGCTTGGATTAAAAATTTACCTAACATCACGCGTAACTTCCAATATATGCTCCATATGCCTGAGTTCCCACTTTCCAAAAAACCAACGTATCTTTTGCGGTCAATGTCGGTGGAGTATTACCCTGTGCGCTAACCCAAGTCATACTCGGCCATGAAACAGCCGCAGAACCCCCTCCTTCCAGCATTAAGACAACTGTTTGACCTTCTTCTAAACTCTCAGAGAATGTAATTTGGCTAGAACTTAGAGTTTTAGTCTGGATAGAGCCATTAGCGGGATTTATATCAGATCCAGACAATGTATATACTTTTTCCTTTACTTCTTTTAAAATAATTTGATTATCTACAGTTAGTTCTGTGAGTATAGTTTCCCCGGCAACTGTTAGATTACCTGATATAGATAAATCGTCACCACCCTGTTTTGATAAAGATTCCACTCTAGATACTAGAGTATTAACGGAAGTCGACAATGAATTGATTGTATCTGTCAACTCGTTCTGGTTTATAGTGAGTTCTTGGATCTTTTCTCTTTCATTTGAGATATTACTCTGAAGATTTTCCTCCAGAGAGTTGATGTCATCTTCAAGGAGTTGGAATGCTGTTTCAAGATTTGAGATGGATGTTGAGGTTGCCTCAGAAAGAGCGGATTGAGCTGAAGCGATGGCGGTGGTAAAAATTCTAAGATCACGTACTTTTGCATAGGTACGATCTCCGTAACGGACATTGACAATCCCCATATCCGTGGTAGGGTCCATCACCTCTGCCAGACTCACGCCCAACTTCAATCCGCTTTTAACCCCACTACCATCCTCGACAAAGATCGTCCCTTCGGTAGTAAGTCCGTCTTGGGAGAGAACCTCTCCGGTTGTTGAGATTTCTTGTCTGGAGATATTAAGCAATCCCCCGGCATAATCTTCAATAAATCTAAAACGTAAGTCCGCGATTTTACTACCCCTCGCTGTTTATATCTTTATATAAGTATTTAAACCAAATATTTCTCTCAGCCATAGTATTCTTTAATCAGAGATTCTTCAAGATTAGTTGTAAAAAACGCATACATTTGTGGCGGGATAATCGAAACGGGTGGGGGATTGTCCCAAAGCACCAGCCAATTATTGCAGAGTAACATCCTAATCTTAGATGCCACCCTTCTATTCCCCCAATCAATCTCACTACCTCTCAGGTCTAAGACTGTTTCGTAAGTTTTTCTGAACATCGAAAACGAGGCATTGGAAGATGCGGCGTAAGTGGGCCTAAAGTCACGGAGTAATCTTTCTTGCAAGGCGGAGGATAGATTGCAATTTTTTGCAATAAGTGCTTTGATAGATCTATTGTTTCCTAAATTGATTATATCAAGGGCTTGACAGTTGGAGATATTTAAAACTTCTAGTCGCGGAGCATCGCAGATGAAGACTCCTCTCATGCTTTTATTACCTTCAAGATTGATGTACTTCAATGCATTCCTAGTAAGATTAAAATTTGCATGGACTAACTTATTCTTCTGTAGGTTTATCCGCTCAATCTTAGGGTCAATAATTCTGCCGGAATTGGCATCGATCCAGTGATCTTCCCATGTGAGAAGATCCTGGTTGGTAAGTTTTAATTCTGCCGGATTACCCACGTACCTATCATCAATATTTACCTCGAGTAGGAATGAATCTACCATTTGTTTGTACAATTTGGCAGAGTTATTTACATACGTACCGGATGAACCTGGGAGGTCTAAGTAGTTAAAATTTTCTGGAAGTTTTAACCCAAAGGATAATGTTTTTACATCCTTGGATGCTACTTTAAAAAACGAATGGAGTTTTTTCATTTTAATCTCCCTCCAGCGAGGGTCTTAGGACAGAAGTCTAAAGAATACTTTCCTTCAAATGGTACTGCAAATTTCTTACATTTAATAATATTCATACAGATTTGATATTCAAATGGAGAGTCGAACATTGCGCAGTTGAACTCTGTATTTTTTTCTAACTTAGCCTTTATACCCTCAATAATTCCAAATTCTGTATTGTTGTATTCTGCGATCTCGCCACCACCTGAAGAGAATACCAATGGACTGGAGTATACTTGGGATGTAATTGGCTCGCCTTTGTTGCCAAATCCATTAAGACTCTGACCTAAAAGGGATACGTAAGCCGGTGGGGTATTGTACTGAGATGTTGAAACAAAAGCATTAGAAGGTTTGAACTCAGCAAATGAGCCAAGTGGTCTATCTATTGAGATTGCGGATGAGGGTACCCCAGGAATCGTCTTATACTCTTCTGGATAGATAGATTTATTTAACTCATTAACGCATCTCTCCGCCACGTCGGCATAAAGTTCTTGGCAGTTATCCCCACCGAATCTCTGACAAGAGGCCACTGGATCAAACTGAGTTAATAACTGAGACGGGATAGGAAAATTGAGAGCTGATTGTTCTTTGTATGTAACTCCAAGAACATTAGACTTTAATTGGCCAGTTACGCCCTCCTCATCTAAATAAATTCCAGGTACTTGGTACTCTAGAGGTTGGATTACAATTTCAGCAGGTGGGGCTTCATATTGAGTTGCTGGTTGCCAAGATATATCTCTGCGTGTTGTCTCGGATAGAGATAACGGCTCGTCAGTTTGGTCGATTAGATTAATGAGTTTATTACCCTCGGCAAACTTAATAAAGTTATTGATGAGCCCTGAGGCAGTTTCTTTGGGGAGGGACTGAACAATAGATGTAACCCCTCCCCCTTGAGTAAAGAGAATTCTGTACTGTTCTGGGGTTATTGAGTTAATAACCGGGATCCTATTTGGTAATCTAGAATTACCTACTCCAGGAGACTCAAGGATCGGAGCGTTGCCAGCAAAAGTTCTGATTGATGGGGTGTTTTCCTCCTCGGTAGAAGAAAGTAATCTGGATACAGTCTCGCTCAATGACTCATAAGTTTTATTCTGAGCGTTTAGGAGAGTTTGTAGTCTTTCGCTATTTTCAGAGGTATGGGTATAATCTAGATTTGATTCAAAGATAATATTAATGATATTGATTGCCTCGACAGTATTCTCTAATGCTTCTAATAATGGAAGGATACCCAGAGATGACGCGCGTTGCTCTAGTTTGAAGTTATTTAGCTGAGATGAGTTTTTGTAATACCCAAGTTTTATCCCAAGGCCGGTAATGTTGGCATACTGAATAAACCTCGTAAAATTCCCCCCATTAAACCCATCCAACATCTGCCCCAATGGAGTTATAGGGGAGGTGGTGCCTAAAATCCCGATGAGTTCTTTTGCGGTTAGACCTACCGACTTATCATAAAGGTTTCTAATAAAACTAATAGAAGGAATATTGCCCAAATTATCACCAAGAAGTTCTGTCCACTGCTTAAGGGCGATGGGAACCGTCTTATTGGCCTGAGGGTATGTAAGATCGGGGGAAGCAAAGGGATCAGAATAGTTCCCTTGAATGACTTGGTCGATAATTGGTTGGAGAATCTCAACATTGTCTCTGGACTTGATGATATTCTCTTGGCCAGATTGGAAGAGATAAGTAATCGACTCAAGTAGGGTTAGGTTATTTTGTCCAAGTAGTTTGGTAAACTTAACTAACTGATTCGGATCGATTGCATAAGTAAGTCCGATTAACAAACCTACTAACTTAGGATACTGACTGATCTGGATATAGGTAGCCTTTGATTTATCCTTTTGAGCTATTGATAGGATATTTAATAGCCCATCAAGGTCTGATGTTGAGTAGAGGAATGAAAGGTAGGCATTAATACCCTCATCTCCCCCGATCTCATAAATTAATTGCGATAACTCAAAACCCTTTAGAAACGATTTGAGGTCATTTGAGTCAGAAATTGGAGCAAAGGATGCCACCAACTCGGTAAAATTACTCGCCTGCAGGAGGTTATTGATCTCAGCGTCTTTGAACCCAAGAGATCTCAAGAAACTAATAATCGCGGTATTTTGAGACTGGAAGGATTTTGTCGAGATGTTTGGTAGGTAAGAGAATGAGGAGATACTGAGTTTGTTTATTGTGTCAATGATATTTTTTATCTGCTCATTGATCGCTGAGGAGACTTCTAGTATGAATTCTAATGACTTGCCTGGTAATTGTGTGAAGATAAATGTTCTTGATAGGCGAGAGTATGCCTCGAGTAAGAACTTGATACTACCAGATAGGCCAGGTCCGACTCCAGCGGGTAGGTCATTGATATAAGAACTCGGAGGGAATATTCTTTGAAGTTCTTTTAATTGTGGTTCAAGAGATCCCAACCCTTCATAACCAGCCAACCTCCCTCTATCATCCAAAGAATCCAGAGTTGCTTTTGTTAAATCACCTAGATACAGACACCTATTATAAAGAGTTTCTAGGCTGGAGAGAAGTAAATCGATTTGTGGAGCTAGGGTATAGGTATCCTTTTTAACTTTAGGTACATATCTATCCGCCACTCCATCCTTATACTGGATGTAAATCGGGTTATAGGTTATTGTTTGTTTTGAGATATCTATAGCGTCAGTCATCTGCTGTCTATGAGCAAAGGACCTTAGTTTAATAAATCCCTTTAAGAAATTCAGACCGGGAATTCTATTAGTAGTAGTTTTTGATACAAAAAGTATATCAAATCTTCCAAAAGAGGTTTGATTATTGATAATTTCAAATGCCCCACCTTCATTACGACCATAGGCGCATGCGAAAAGGTACTCAGAGTATTTGGTAATATACTCCACCCCACCTACAATAGACCCCTCATAAGCCCCAAAATAATCCGCCAAAGACTTCAACCTTTTGATCGCACTGAACAATGCTTTACCTTCTCCACCGAAGGTTGTGGAAAGGAGACCTTCATTTACCACAGTCGCTGGAGCATAATCCTCTATCTTAGAGTCGGAGGAGATCGAGTTGATATCAAAGCCATTCTCCAAAAACCCAACGTAGTACTGCTCGATGTTTTTATCGAAGACCGCTTTAAATCTTGCCAGCGAATTAAGTCTTTTTGAGGTATACTTAGTCCACTGAGTCGGTTCAAAAAATTCCCGTGATGGGGAAGAGATATTTGAATTGAGTTTATATAACTCTCCCTCGTAGATGATTAAATCATCGTAATTTATTGCAAGACGGTAGGATGGTTTGCCAATCTGCCCGGCCACCCTATTATAGCTCAGTGGAGAGTATGAGGTATCATCAGATAACTCGCGGAAAGTTTCCCAGTATCTCTCTTTAGGGAGAAGGGTATATAACCTACGAGAATTTTCGTCAATCTGCAATGGCGAGAAGTGAAACTGATCTTCGGAATATTGATACTCTTCTGGGGTTTGAAGAATGTCAAAAACTGAAGATGCCGAGAAAAAATTAATATCAGCAACCCCGGTTTTGATAAGGTTCCCGTATTCCTTAATAGTTCTTAGGAATTCTGTATAACCACCGGGCAACTCATTGGCATATGACTCGATAACATTGATAATTGAGTCAAATAATTCTGAGGGATATGGCTGACCAATACCTACCGCAAACAGTCCCTCAAGAATAATGGTTTTTAGAGGATCGATTGATACTGGATCGCCATTCTGTATCCGTTCAATAATAATTGGGAATAACTTATTGACTACATTCTCGAGTTCTTTTCTCTGCTTGTCCGTATTAAACGATCCAAATTGTCTCTCATAGGCAGAAAAACCTTGAGAGATGATTACAGAAATTCTAGGACTCAGTATTTCTATCAGAGCTGAACTCATCTGCCACTTCGCTTTTTTAAACTTTAAACTTTAAGTTTAAAGCTATGGGACTTAAGATCGATCAATGCAATCAAAAATCTCCGTACTCCTCCTCAAGGGGAAAAATGTCGATGAGATGTCGGACATGAATAAGATGGCGGTACACCTTGAGCAGGTGCTGACAGAAAAGGATGGAGTTGAGTTGAAGACAAGGCAGGGGTTAACCGATCCTGCCATTAAATCCGCTGATTTTATCGTGTTCTGTGGATATGATTGTGGGACTCTCGGGGAGATTTTTAAGACTTTGGGGGTCGTAGAAGGCCTAGAAGGTAATGATGGCCCGATTATTTTTATGTATGAGGAGCCTGGTAATTCTGTCTATGAGTACATAGATCGTATCTTGACTGCTGGCATGGATCTAGGACGAGTAGATCCTAAGTTGTTTAACAAAGTGATTGATACCAATACCTACCGTGATATAATAGGGTATATCGACGTCGCTTTACGGAAACTTGGAACTTCAACAACTAGTTAGTATTGCCTCAGAATTGAAAAATGAATCAGCCTATGAGGTTATTCTGGATAGGCTAATTGAGTATGACCGTTGGAAGACAGAAGCGACATTTGCTCATGAGCTGAAGATTGAGGAATTGAGGCTCAGCGCATCATCCTCCCGTCGATCCTCTCCGGTAAAATCCGACTCAGAATTTTCAAAAGAAGATAAAAAATTCAATGAACTAAGTTCTTATGGGGCTTGTACTGATAAGCACCTCGGGATGATTTCAAAGACTCGGGTTTGGGAGGGAGCTAATGAGCGGGCGACAAAACTTTTTGAAAACTGGTATTTTCATGTAAATGAGAATAATGTTCTTCCGCTAAAAGATCTAAAAGAGGGGCGGATTAAAACTCTTCTGATCATATTCCTTTGGGTTTCAGGCTGTTCACACCGAGCAGCAAAATGGCCAGAGGCTTCTGATATGAGTTATATTCCTTCTTTGAAAAAAGAAGTAGGAGAAAAACTTTCTAAGTTTAGTAAGCATAGTATAGTTGCCGCGTATGAATCTCTAAAAGTCTTCTGGAAAGAGATCAATGACTATGAGCAATGCCCATTCAACATAACACTTATCGGAGAGATCTTGGATGAAGCGTACATGTATGTCTCTGAAAAAATTGTCGAAGAGAGCAAATATGATATTAAGAACTCGCCATTATTCTCAGAATTTGAGAAAACTTTCCCCTATGTCTCTTTGGAGATCTTGGAAAAATACTATACGAAGAATCGCAAGAACTTTGTAGCTGCAGGGGTGGGGGCCTTGCGAAAAGTATTTACCACAACCCTCCCTGAAGAGCTAGAGCATCGCTACTCAGCCGCTGAGTGGCCGAAGAAATGGCATCTTCATATCGCCTCTTTTGAGGAGAAGTGGCAGCAACAACTCTATGACATTTTAAACTCTACTCGTGAGGACCAAGAAAAATGGAAAAAGGCATAAATGTACTTACCGCCGGGCAAAATGTAATTGTCGACGGAGCAGAAGAGGCCATTGAACGATACGAGAACGGAGAAATCACAGCTGAAGAACTCCGTGACATCATCCTCGACCTTGATGTAGTCTATATCGATCAGTCTAAGTTTAAAGATAAAAAAGATGATAAACCTTCAGAGTAGGTAAAAGAATGGCCGACGACCGCCCTTCAATAACAAAACCCAAAACGGGATATTATGACAGATACTTCTCGTTAGGAGTAGGTCAGGGCGGTCTTGCGGGGTATAAGGCCGATCCTTATGCTTTTGCGGGAAATGGGTACATCACAGGTGGCACGATCCTTCCTCGTCGTGATGATATCCTTATTGAGGAAGGTGGTGGCGGACCTCGAGCAATCGAGAAGTACATGCGGCTGTTTAATGACAGCCAAATTATATCTGCATGGGAGAAATTAACAGGAGAGATTATCCAACGTAAATGGGAGGTAGATCCAGCAAGTCCGTCCGATCGTGACGAGGAGGTGGCAGAGTTTGTCCGTCAAGTACTCTACCGTATGGGCACGAATACCCGCCAGGCATATGGTAAAGAGATGTTGGTGAGTTCTAACTCCGCATTTGATACATTTATCAGAGGGTTATGTGAATCTCTTATCCTTGGAATTAGCATCGGTGAGATATGCTGGATGAGACAGGGAAATTACATTGTCCCATCCGAAATTAAAATCCGCGATCCGAGAAGGTTTCTTTTTGTCCTTAATGAGGACGGTACAATCTCCCCACGCCTACTCACTGTGGAGAGCTCGGTAGAAGGTATTGCCCTTCCCCTCCGTTCTATGATCATCCATAGACACTGGTGCTATAGCAACTTCATGGATCCGTATGGCACTGGCCTCGGCCGCCAGCTCTATAGCCTCGTGGAATTCAGACGGACTCTGATGTCTTTCTGGCTGCAGTATGCGGATAAGCATACCACTCCCACTGCGGTCGGTAAGTTCTCACTTGGCACGCCCGAAGATGAGGTAAACGCCCTTTTCACCGCTCTCCAACGCCTTGGTCAAGAGACAGCTATTGTTGTCCCTGATGAGATGGATATTAGCTGGCTTGAGAGTCAAGGTCGCTCAGAGGTATATGAAAAACTGATTGAGTATGTGGATCAACAAATCAGTTTTGTGATCAATGGAGAGAATACTGTTGGCCAAGAGACAGGCAATGTTGGATCTTATGCCCGTGATCAAATTTCCGACTCGGTGCGTATGCGTAAAGCTAAGGCGTTTTCGGAAGAGTTGGATGAGACGCTTAATGCAACTCTTATTCGCTGGATTGTTGAACTTAACTATCCAGGGGCACCGATTCCTCGTCTCCGTAGGAACTTCGACGATCTAGAGCAACGCGAAGACCCCGTTAAGATTGTTCAAATGCTTACCCAGCTCCAGGCCATTGGCTACGAAGTCAAGGACCTTGATTGGGTAAGAGATAAACTTGAGATTCCGTCTCTTGGCAAGGTGGATATGAGCCAGATGATGGGCGGCATGCCTCCCGGCGGAGCACCCCCGGGCGGGCTTGAGGGCCAGGCGCCAATGTCCGAGGATAAAAACCCACAGGACGTGGAAAACGGCTCTATGGGCGCTTTTGGAGGCGACCCAGGTGCCCATCTTGAGTTGTTTGATTTTTCTGAGTTTGACGAGGATAACGACCTGGATGATAAGACCCAGAAAGACAAGGTTGCCAAAATCATTGCCTCTAAGTTTGATGGCTCGCTTGATGATGTTGGGTTCCAGCGGATTATCTCTTCTGGTGATTCTGAGGCAGATGCTTCTAATTCCCGACTTCATATCGATGAGTATACCTCACCAGGTGAAATTGCTCACGGAGTACGGAGGCTTATCGAAGAGATTAAAAAGGCTCCGTATATCTCCCCAGAAGATTCTATGGTTAGTTCCTCATCTGAGATGGAGTTAGGAGGTATTGAGAGTCAGGTGAGAGTGGATCGAATGAGTGAGTGTGACGTTCAGCGACTTATTAACCTCTATAAGAAAATTTATAGGTTAAATCGCAAAGTGGTGTATAAAGAATGTGTGGTGGTAGATTGCCAAAAGGCAGGGTATATGAAGTATTTTGCCCCGTACTTTATGTAATGAATTATTTAAAACATTATTGCACTTTAATGCGTAAGGCATCAGATAGAAATTGGAAGAAAGGGAAAGATCCTTATTTTGAAAAACATCATATATTCCCAAAGTCTATCTTTGGAAAGAATTCCAAGGTAGTATGTCTTACGGCGAGGGAGCATTATATTGCTCACATGCTTTTATGGAAGGGATTTTTAAAAAGATACGGGGAAAAAGATCAAAGGACTACTAAAATGGCTTATGCTGCGTGGAGAATGTGCTTTAGTCAAGATTCTAATGCAATTCATAATATCTCATCAAAATTATACGAAGAGCTTAAGCAAGAAATCTCTAAAATTACTTCTAATAGAACAAAATCTTTGATGTCTAATCCAGAATATAAAGCTGATATTGCTATGAAGGTGAAAAATTATTATAAAAATAATCAGCATCCCCTTAAGGGGAAAGCAATGCCAGAGAGTATGAAGAAAAAAATTAGTAAATCAACAAGTGGTGAAAAACATCATATGTGGGGAAAGATCGGCCATAGGAAGGGTATGAAAAATAAACCCTCTCATTGTGAAGGTATTAGTAATACTAGATGCAAAATTTTTGGTAATATATGGGAAGTAATTGATCCCGATGGTAATAAGTATATATGTAAAAGCCTTAAGAAATTTGCAAAAGAGCGGGGATTAAGTTCTGGACATATGTATAGCCTTGCTAATGGTTCTTTAAAATATTATCGTGGATGGAGAGTTGAAAATGTTAAGAACAACATTGTTTAAATACTAGATAGAGATAAATATCTTATAGCATTCCTGTCATGCTTAATTATAAACCAATCGCACAATCACAATTTTGGCTGCAGGCTTCTCCCTTCGCCCACTACTTTACAAACTTTAGTGGAATTAGAGATACTGCCGGAACATCCCAATACGCAGACGGCGTAAGAGGCCGTATTTTTAACCTCCGCGGTCCCCGCACCCTCTCCGAAGTAACCCTCTCGGTTCCTTTCGATCCTGAGAGGCATTTTGATATCGTCGACTTCTGGAAGGCATATGGTTGTGAGTTTGTAACTCTCACCATCACCCCTGTCACTTGCGGCGAGGACCCTCAACCCCTCGGCCAGCGCACCATCACTATTCCCGATGCTCAAATGACATCGCTTAACTTTGGCACCGCTGACCGTACATCCTCAAACCCTGCCACCATCGAACTAACGTTCGTGATGGATACATTTACCTACAATTGATTCCTATTTGCGAGGTTGAAGTATGTCTCTCTCCAACCTCTACTTTAGGGGGTGCTTTGAGCAGCCCTCTGAGGATCAGATTAATGCAGTTGAGGCGATACCTGATGGGAACGTTGAAGGGAACGTAGTAGATAGGTCATGTGCCAGAGAAGATCTGAATACTTGTGGGATTAGTATTCAAGAACTTTTTGACAACTACTCTATCTACTCAACTCAGAAGGGATTATATAAAACTTGGGGGGAGATCGAGTTTCCTTGGGAGATATCCTCACTCACCCCGGACTTATTTTTTGAACTCACTGACGATAAGTGGTCAGTGGGTACCTATCGTCGTATCACAGCATATCCAGAAGGGGCGAGAGTCCTGCTCATAGAAGACGATGGGTACGAGGTAGGACTTTATGAGGCTAATCAAGACATTGTCTCCATTTCTGGTCCGTTTGATTACTCGAAGTGGGATAAAGTCTGTGGGGTGAAGACCACGATCCAAGTCGGTCTGCCCACAATCGAAGAACTTCGTGAAAGATATGCTCCCTACTCCCTTAAGTACTTTTACGACCAATGGGATGAGGTGGATAGTACTTGGTCCGAAGGGACGTATGAGTTGGCACTTCAGTCCTGTCAGGCCCAAGGTGGCAGTTTGGCTGATTTTGAAAAGTGCATGAGAGACTCCAGCTCTGATGTATGGAAAGACGCTAGGGTGAGAAGGGAGTTCTTTTATCAACGTGGGGATATTGTTTTAGTTGAGGGGGAATGCGCAGATGTAATCTGCGTATGGATTGCTATCCAAGATATGCCCGCAACCGAGGAAGTTTATAATCAGTACGTTAAATTTGCTCCTGGGTCATATTGGCAAAAGATATATTGCGTAGGAACAGATAGAAATAAATGCCTCGAGTACGAGAGAAAGAAGGAGCCTGCCCTAGGCTATGATGTTGTTCAGATTGGGTCGCTTGGGCATTATGTTGAAGTCCCGGTGCCCTATAGACTAAAACCAACAACCCCAGATCTAAATGACCGGGCTCAGCCTCTCTCAGCCCCGATAGTTTTGACCCAAGAGCAAATAGACGCTCTCACTCAACCACAGGAGGGATAATAAATCATGGCTAAAGTGTTTGGGGGTGGTGGATCTTCTACTCCAATAAAAAGTTTAAGTACCTCTACTCAAGGGACCCAATCTAATCAATCAAATAGTAATGTATTTAGTTCGGGTTCCAGGGCCAGTTGTTTTGATTCTGGGGCAAGTAGAGTTCTTCCTACTTCTCGTGAAGCGCTATTAAATACAAATCAAAGCTTCTCTTCGTCTCCGAATGTATTTACGGAAGGATCCTCTTTAAATATCTCCGGTGAAGAAGATTATTATAATAAATCGGAGATTCAAAAACTTTTAAAAACAAAAGCTGATATATCTTTTGTATATTCTGAGGAAGAGGTAGATAAATTACTCGCTTCCATAAGAACAGAAGTAAATCAATCTATATCACTATTTATATCAGAATTCGAAGTAGATGAAAAAATATCTAATTCATATAGCGAATTTATTTCTTATTTAGCTCAGAATTATTATTCAAACTCTCAAACTTATACAAAAGCTCAGGTAGATAATTTAATATCTCAAATAGACGTAGGAGGAGATTTTTTAAAAAAACAACCGGTATCTTCTATTGAAAATACCATCTCTCCCGGTATAAATGAGGCTATTCCCCTCACAGTAAAGGCTTCTATATCTGATAAAATTAATGTAGTACAACAGTGGATAGATTCGGAATCAAATTCTATTGGCAGAATAAGAAATTCCGGGCAGGTGGAATTTTATGGCAACCTGATACTAGGAGAAAATATAGAGTCTTGGAGACCCGCACTTGAAGTAAATGAAAGAAGGATATCTGGTGTCGCTGATCCAATACACTCACTTGACGCCGTAAATAAAAATTATGTGGAAGGCTATATAACCGAAATTATTGATAATATAGTCCAAGGAGATGATAGGAATTATGTTATTGATGCATTGGAGTATTAATTAAATCATGGCCGAATTAAGAGATAAAATTTTACTCAGGCGGTCTTCTGTTCTTTCAAAAAGACCTGAGTTGTATGATATAGATAACGGAGAACTAGCTCTTAATTATAATTCTGAAGATCCAGGACTATATTTTAAGGCTTTAGAACCAGACGGGACTAGAAAAATAAGGAAAATAGGTCCAATTCATTTTGGTCCTACTGCTCCAAATGCCGATGCTGAACAAAATGGATATTATCTAGAACTTTCAAATGGGGAGTGTTGGATAGATAGTAGTTCTGGTGACGGTTTTTATTCGCTTAAGGCATGGGACAGCTCCATCTCAGAGTGGATTGAGATACCATCAAAATTTAAAAAAGTTCAAGTAGGGACCGAGGGAGAGACTAATAATCTATTAGTCTTAGAAGTAATTGGTGATGTTGAAGTACAAGGTGGGGTAAACGCGGAGTCATTGAGTATAAACTCAAATGAGGTATGGCATATTGGAAATAAGCCATCTTTGGGGGACTTATTAGACGTAAATGATGAAAATAGAGTGAATCAAAGTGTTGTTGTATTTAATGAAACCGAACAAAAATATGTTGTAAATGATATAAATACCCTAATAACCATAACTGATGGTGGCAATTTTTGACTAGTTGAAAGATAGAAAGATAAAATAGGTTCTTAGTTTTTACTACCTCCTTCTTAAATGGCTAATACTATTAGAATCAAACGTAGATCATCCGGTGATGCCGGAGCTCCGTCGTCTTTGGCTAATGCTGAATTAGCTTTTAATGAAGTCGATGATATTCTGTATTATGGTGAGGGTACAGGAGGGGCCGGAGGAACCGCCTCAAATATCCTTGCCATAGCCGGTCCTGGTGCATTTATAAATCTAACCGGTACTCAGACAATTACCGGAGATAAAACCTTTAGCGGTACAATAGTATTAGGAAGTAGCGCTAGCGCTACAACTCCGAGCGTAGATGATAATACCACTAAGGTAGCCACGACAGCATTTGTTCTAGGACAAGCTAATAGTATAAATTCTACTATTACGATGAATGGCACTCAAGCTGCCGGCACTTCTCTACGTTATGCTAGAGCTGATCACGTCCACCCATCTGATACCTCTAAAGCCAATTTAGATTCTCCAACTTTCACTGGGACCCCCGCCGCACCTACGGCTTCCACTGATACCAATACAACTCAGCTCGCCACAACAGCCTTTGTTATTGGTCAGGCTTCTTCGACTGCTCCTAATGCTCTAGGTACCGCAGCAACCGGCACTTCTCTACGTTATGCCAGAGCCGATCACGTTCATGTGATGCCTAGGCTCGATCAGGTAACCAACCCAACAACTGCTGTTTCTCTTAATAACCAGAAGATAACCAACCTTGCCGATCCGATAGATGCCCAAGACGCGGCAACCAAGGCTTATGTCGACGCAGCCCGCAGTGGCCTTGATGTAAAAGAGAGTGTTCGTCTCGCCTCGACTGGCAATATTTCTATTACTTACAATGCTACCGGTGGTACAAGTAGTAGAGGACAGATTACAGCAGCGCCTAATACCTTAGATGGAGTAAACTTAGCAGCTGGAGATAGAATCCTTCTCAAAGATCAGTCGGCTGGAGCCCAGAATGGTATTTGGGTGGTTACTACTCTTGGGACCGGTGCAAATGGTGTATGGGATAGAGCCACCGATTTTGATTCGGATACTGAAGTAACTGCTGGTGCCTTTACATTTGTTACGGAGGGTGCTACTAATGCTGATTCGGGGTGGGTATTAACAACTAACGATGCTATTACTATTGGCGGGGCCAGTGGTACTGCTCTATCATTCGCACAATTTAGTGGTGCCGGTCAAATTACTGCCGGAGCCGGTCTTACCAAAACTGGAAACACTCTGGATGTCGGAGCCGGTACAGGTATTACTGTTGATGCTAATAGTGTGGGTCTTACAGGACAGGCTCTAGCCCTCCACAACCTAGCAACCAATGGCCTTTTTACCAGGACCGGAACCGATACCATCACCGCTCGTTCTATCGCAGTTAGCGGAAGTGGAATTAATGTTTCAAATGGAAATGGCGTCGCTGGTAATCCTACTCTCGCACTTTCTGATGCGCTCTCTAGCGTCGGTGGACTTACCCCAGTAGCGGATAGAATCGCGTATTATACCGGAGCCTCTACCGCTGCATTAGCCACTTTGACATCATTCGGCCGGAGTCTTATCGATGACGCAGATGCTACTGCCGGTCGTACTACTCTCGGTCTTGGTACAATCTCCACCCAAAATGCGAATAATGTAAGCATTACTGGCGGGACGATTGATAATATTGTTTTTGATGGCGGAACTTTCTGATTAGCTATTATTAGTTGAATAATTAATAGATACCTGGTCTATATAGACCATGATATATACATTCTGCTATATAGCAATTTAGGAATCGCCACATGGCAAATACAATACGAATTAAAAGATCCGCTATTCAGGGTAAAGTACCAGCGATAAGTGACCTCTCATTGGGTGAATTAGCGCTCAATACCTACCACGGAAAATTATATACTCTTATAAATGATGGTACTGAATCGGTTGTAGAGATAGGAACAAACGCGAGTACTTTAGATGGTCAACAAGGTTCTTATTACCAACCAGCTTCTACCGCTTTAACTACTTCAACAACATTTGGTGGGGATGTTAGTGGGACCTATAACGCCATTGTAGTTGCCAATGATTCCCATACTCATGATGGGCGGTACTACACCGAGACAGAATCCGACGCCAGGTTCCTAGGGATTAGTGCTAAAGCAGCGGATTCTAATCTACTGGATGGTATTGATAGTAGTAGTTTTTTAAGATCTGATGCCGCTGATACCGGCACTGGATTAATAACTTTAACCAATGGATTGAATGTAACTGGTAGCAATGTTGGTATTGGAACCACAAACCCTCTGGCGAAACTAGATGTTCGTGGAAATATAAATATCGGTGGTGAAAATGCAGGACCAAACTATATTGCATTTAGAGGTACTACAGGAGATAACCCAGGTGGGTATAATCACACTTATATCGGAGAAAGAATCTGGGGAACTACAGAAAGATCTGAACTCTTATTATTCAAAGGAAATGATTCAACACAAACAACTAATGGTGATAGAGTAAGAATTGTTGGTGGTGAAATAAGACTCGATACGTATTCAACTGCAACGTCTGGTACATTTGAAGAAGTAGCAACATCAGCTAATGTAAACAATGTTGTCACAATAAATTCGGATGGTAATGTAGGCATCGGCACCACAAATCCAACAGAAAAATTGGAAGTTAGTGGTAATACAATCTTAGACGCCAATAATGCAACTCTAAAACTAAAGTCAGGAGTAACGGGGACAAGAGGCGCCATTGACTTCACATTCAATACTGATTCTACTGTATATGGCTCGCTCGATCTTGACTACGACACTAGAGCAACAATCGGACTACGCCTCTACGCTAACTACCCCTTAACTTTTGAGACTGGTACATCAACCGCCCCTATTATATTCAAGCAAGGGTCATCTAATGAATCAGCTCGCATTGACTCCGGCGGCCGCCTCCTAGTGGGGACGTCTAGTAGTTTTCAAATAGAAAGCCTTATTACTCCAAAAGTAATCAGTGCCAGTAGCGCCGGATCGGGTGGTTGTGCGGATCTTTTTGTTGGCTCTTTCCAAAATGCAACCGGCTCAGGTAGAGCGAGAGTAAGCGGGAAGTTGTTCCTTGCTCACTCAAGGTCTGGCACTACAGGATCTATTGGAGGACTTGTCGGAAGCAGCGACAGACTTGGCGAAATTCGTTTTGCTGGCGATGATGGCACTCAATTCTTAACTGCCGCTGAAATCCTTGGCGAAGTAGATGGCATCCCTGGCGCTAATGACATGCCAGGGCGGCTTGTCTTTTCCACGACCGCCGATGGGGCAGCTTCGCCGACGGAGCGGATGCGTATCAGCAACGCAGGCAACGTCGGGATCGGAACAACAAGCCCTGGTTATCTTCTTGACTGTCAAAAAACTGGCTCACAACTGATTAGGAGTCGAACGAATGACACAGGCTCGGGAACGAGTACCGGCGGATTTCTTGGAGAATATCTTGGAGGAGGAGGAGGTGGGACAAATACGCAAATCGCCTTAGCCGCTGGTAATAATTATGGCTTTTTATCCACACTTACCAATGCCCCGCTGTTTATTGGGACAAATAGTACGGAGAAATTAAGAATTGACACGTCTGGGCGAGTATTGATAGGCACAGGTAGCAATAGTGGCGGCGCATTGCTTCAAGTGAATGACAATCGTATTAGGATTGCAAGTGCAAAAACTCCTGCATCCGCGACAGACACTGGAACCGCCGGTGAGATCTGCTGGGACGCCAACTACGTCTACGTTTGCACTGCTACCAACACTTGGAAGCGCTCTGCGCTGTCTACTTGGTAACCAGAGAAGTCTCCTTCATTACTGGGTCTGGGAAAGCATTAAATTGCCCGAAGGCGCGGCAGTATTAATGTCGGGTAAAGGCGTCGGGGATAAACCCCTCCGCCCGCGGGAAACCCGCGCCCGGTCCGACTCATGAGAAAACCACAAAACCCGGCAAAGTAGTTTAAAGATTAAAGAACATATATAGTACATAAATTCATGGAAACTATTTGGTCCATTGCCAATCTCGAGCGTCATACCGCCGACGGCATTGTATACACGGCTCACTGGACAGTATCGGCTACTGACGGAGATTACTCCGCCGGCGCATACGGCTCCGTAGGCCTCGAAGCCCCCGCCGAGGGCGATACCGTGATCCCTTACTCCGAACTCACCGAAGAGATCGTGATCGGGTGGGTCAAAGACAAACTCGGCGAGGAGCAAGTCACCTCCACCGAGACCACTTTGGCCAATCAGATTGCCGAACAACTCGCTCCCAAGAGTGCTTCTGGTTTGCCTTGGTAAACCTAACCATTAAGGATGGTTCCATTTCTAAGGTTTTTGGTTTAAAATAGATCCGTATACATAAACGTCCACATATGGAACCTACAACACTCAAGGAAAATTTCACCGCCCAACTCGAGAAACTCGAGAAAGAAATTACCCAACTCCGTACCGCCCTTGCCCAACGGCAGGAACTGGCAATCAAACTCCAAGGAGCCATTGAGGCAATGCAACTTCAGCTTGGGGAGGAGCCAGGCGGCAATGGCGCTGAGCCCGAAGCAGTAACTGAAGCTACTACGGAAGTAGTTGAAGAAGTTCCGGCTGCTTGATATAGGCGGGTTATACTCCTTCGGAGTAAACCCAAGTCCAACTCAATAAGAAAAATAGCGGGAGGGGAATCACATTCCCCAGCCCGCCTTTTTATTGCTTAAATACAACCTCTGATTCGGAGTTCTTAGGGTTCCTATACCCACCCGCCAAATCAATCCGCCGGATCCTCATCCCTAGATCATAGTACTCATCAAAAATATCTACTCTTTTCCCTTTGACAATATCGCTCATAACCCTCCCTTCTTCCTCTTCTGAGTAGAAGATTACATAGCAATCATTGGTCAAATATTTAACATCTACCTGGCCAAACTCAACGTCTTCGGCGATGACCTTTATTTTACTTTTTGACATCTTTCGGCCACCTCAATTACTCGGTCAATAAACCTTTGGACCATTTTAGGATCAGCCGGGGTGATATCATCCTCACCATAATCGCTAAATATCGACAAATCAAACAGAGTTGGAAGATCAAATTTGGCACTGGAGGCATCGGGCCAACCAGTAGAGACATAGGAGAGGAACTCTTCTCTCAGTGCTTTAGGCACAAACCTCCCACCGATCAACTGCCAGATCCCTCCATCCCAACAAAAAACATCTCCATTCGCCAAGACCACAGTATCCCCTGGTTCTTTTGACTCAGGGAACTGGGCATTACCGCCCCGTAGCCGCGTAATAATCATCAGTACTCGCCATCTGCATTAGGACCATCTGATTCTACCACACCCTCGCCTCCGGCGTCTGGGCCAAAGACCTGATTAAGTGCCTGTTCGAGTTGAGCAATCATCACCTGAGCGAGATATTTATTCCCCGAGGCTTTAGCATCGGCATAAGCATCAATTAGAGTGGCAAGTTCCTTCTTTCCCATAGATGTTTAAAGTAATATAGTTCTATAAACTATAAAATTAAGGTTTATTGCCTTATGGCCTCCAACATCAAAGATTACGAAATTTCAAAAACGTTTTCAAACGTTATACTTTCTAATATTGATGCTCAACCAGATACGGATGGTATTCCGTTTGACTTGAGCAGTCCAGCTAAATTAGCTCAAGGTAGACTACAAGATGGTCTGGGGAATACGTCACCGCTATTCCTCTCAAAGACCATCGTTGAGGTGAATGTTGCTCCTACTACGATTAATTCCTTGGTTAGAAGACAAGAAATCATGGAAGCAATTACCTACACACAAACTCAATCACTGATTCTTGGTTAATTAATCATGTCCACTTTCCCAACAAATTCTTTTGAGTCTAAGGCTATTGCCAATGTGTCTGCAACTTCAGGCAGCCCTACAACTCTAATTACATCGTCCGACATTCCTTTAGGAGGCTATGCCCTAGTCCTAAGTATTATCGTCGCAAATAAGTCTGCAGGAACTAGAGATATCAATCTTCGCTTAAACAAACAGGCGGGATCTAATGCTATGATTCTTTCTAATGTAGCAGTGCCCGCTAAAAACTCATTTGAAGTAATGAATGGTAACAAGTTTGTATTAAACTACCAAGATTCTATCTCTGCTTGGGTGGATTCGGAAGGAGCAAATAATGTAGATATTGTAGTTTCCTACGTAATCTACACCCCAGCCACTGCTTGATAAGGGGAGAGTAAACACATGAGATACATTGGTTCTGGTTTTGGAGCTGGGGATGTTCAGATTGATGCTGACACCAACTCATTTATTAATGTTAGGTCCTTTGGGGCCATTGGGTTTGATGGGTATTTCACCGGAGTAGTTAGCGATCTAAGATCTAATGGTAGTATATTAGATATTTCAGAGATTCCTAATTTTTACTCTAATCTAGAGTTTTTCAAGGAAGGTAATGAGATTGAAGTATTCTTTACTTCAAGTTCAAATTCTCCTGGTTCTGCATTTAATAACTTTATTTCTAATGCACAGACTAAATTAGTGGGTTCTGGAATTGATGCGTCTAATTACGCGTCTGCAGAAAAAGTTACCTACTATATTTACGGGTATGATCCTTTTACTGGCAAATTCAGCCCTTATCAAGTTAGTACAACCTCAACTTTTAAATTCTTAAAAGATCCAGACTTGCTCTTTGATGATAAAAGTTACGTACAATTACTCTTCTCTAGAAAGAGTTCACAAATTATCCCATTAATCTTTAGAAAGTGGGGAAGTGAGCCGATTAAGTTCCTAGGGGCTCCAGGTAATAGTATTTTTGGCTCGGATACGAGCGTTGTATTCAACGATAGAGGACTGTCTCAGGTTCCTTCGTGGGATAGAGAAACTCTCCAGTCAACTAACACCATTCCTTCTTTCCTCCAAGGTATTCTATCCTATAGCACATCATCAATCAATGCTACCACCATCCTAGAAAAAAGAACCCTTAAAATTACAAATGTTTATGTGAATTCTGGGACTATTGAACTAAAGGATATTAGCGCTACGCCGCAGGTATTCTCTACCGATCTTGTCGGTTCTTCTGTAAGATTTGTCTTTAATAGTACGACTGCTCTTAAAAAAGCTTTAGATGCCGCAGCGAAAGGTCCTATTAAAGAAATCTTTATCCCTTCCGGCACATACCACATGGGTAACGTGTCACTATATGATACTGATGATGCCTCTTATTACTCTGGTATTACACTACGCGGAGCAGGAGATTCTACAGTCATTAGAAGAACGCCTAGCCACGTAAACGCAGTTGGTAATTATGGATTATTAGATATTAGAGGAAGAACTGTTGATGATGCTATTGGCATGATTACTGTTAAAAATCTTGCCTTTGATGGGAATAAGTTTAGTGTGTTTACCACCGTATCTCCTACAGGAGACTTCTATGGTATCTCTGATAAGAATAATGATACGATCTATATAGAAAGAGCTGATTCGGTAAGAATTGAAAACTGCTCATTCTATAACGGAGCCGGTTCTGCTCTAACTGCAATAGAATCGAGTAGACTAAATATAACAAACAACAGAGTATATGAACTTTCAAAGCCTTACGAGTTAAATATCTCCCCACTCAGACTTAGAGAAGTATCTAGAGCAGTAGTACAGGGGAATCTATTCGAAAATACCACAGGGCCTATTAGTGGTATTGGAATTGAAGGGTCAGTTATTAACAATAACATCGTAAATAGCTGTGGTCAAACCGGAATTCTGTTAAACTCTTCTGAGAGTTGGAGCGCTCAAAACAACCTGGCGTATAATGAAAATGGCAGTGTAATTAAGTCAGTAGATCTATACAACAACGAGTATAGCAGAGTGTCCATCGATGTTAAAAAAGGAATTCCTTTAACCACGACTTACTTCACTGTGACGGATGGTGGACTTCCTATGACCATTTCTAAAGGCTCTATTAATGCCCCGATTTATAGTCTTAATTCAAACTATCAAAGAGGCGGAGCTGCTGTTGGTTACCTCCAAGTTTTAGAAACTAATGAGCAACTTGAGGCTGGAATTTTTGCTATCACTCTTCCAACCACAACAGTAACTGAGAGCCAAGATGTTGAAACCTCTAATAGGGGCAGAAAGATTATCGGAACTTCTACGCTTAATCTTTTAAATCCCAATGCTGCTAGCCCTTCTTATGGATATAGTTATGTAATCACAGCATCTGTAGCCATTGGAAAATTCCAGATTGATCGAATTAAGTTCGAAACTTCCAACACATTAAGAGTGACTTTTAGAAACTCTGCTGACATCTTAAACATTAACTATTTGTCAACAGGTGGGAATCTTAATGATGGTATTCAGACCGCGGGTATTGGAGAATCAAAAACTCTCCAAAACTGGCCTGATGGTGTTCCTATCACTGTCCAGGCAGTAAATCTAGAGGACGGGTCTATTATCATTAACACCCCTCAAGGAGTAAGCGATAAATTTACCTCCGCTGATAACAGTTATAGGATTGTTGGTGGCACACTCGGGGTAGTTAAGTTCAATTATTTCATTGCCGATGGCAATGTATATGTATCTGAGTAATAAGTTTAAAGCTACTATAAATACATTGGTTAAATATGGCTTCTAATGTTTCTGTAGGAAAGACAGCCCCAGTACCCTTGGGGCAACAACCTGCGTCTAACTCTCTGCCCGTAGTTTTTGCAGAAGACCAAAAACCTATTCCTGTTGAAGAACAGAATAAAGTACAGTCGGAAGTTTCTCTATCTCTGCTTGGTATTCCTCGCTCTGAGGTCGCTCTGGGTATTTTTGCTGACGTTAACACCTACGACGTTAACCCTACAGAATGGGCTCAGTTTCCTTTACAAAATGTTCCTAAAGAAACTAACCAAACTTCTACCGAAGAGAGTATTGTACTTGATGGCGTAGTTCATGTACCCAAAGAAGCCGGCGCTCAACTTATTGCTTCAGATGGCAATACTACAGTCTTGACCTCTAAGCGTTTCTTCCGTTACCAACCTGGTCGTGTTTCTGCTTCCACCATGGGCGTGAAGATGAACGTCACAAGAGACGAAGAAACTGATACTCAAAAAGGTGCCCCATCTATTAAAAAATGGGGTATTTTTGATAAGTTTGATGGATATTACTTTGAGATTGTAAATAATGGCATCGGAAACAACTTCCGTTGCGTAAGACGTACTCAGGCCATTATTCCTGGAGAACCCGCCGGCTATAACGAAGAGTTAAAATGGTTCAGGAACGGTAATGATGCTAAATTTAATGGATCTACTAATTTCGGACTTGCAGGAGTCGATCCTGTAATTGTCAGAGACGGTCTGGTCTATGTAGCGGCAGCGATTTACGACCCTTCTCTAGTTTATCATCCTGATCATGTAAACGCTATTGATAGTAGCACTTCTCCAGAAAATAAACTAAAGGACTTCCAACCAAACTCTAGTTTCTCATTAAGACTTGCTCAGTATGATAGTACGACATCGACATATACGGAGATTTTAAAAGATAGAAAGTTCCAGTTCCCATTTGACCAAAGCTCCACCTACCCCCTACCTGATAATCCTATCGAACGTGAATTGCAGGACATGTTCGAAAAATATATCAGAGCGGATGCCCATTGTAATTTCTATGGTTTAATTTCCAACCTTGCGAGAAAAGGAAATGTTAACAAGGTACTCAATTCTTTTGCCGAGTTAATTGATCCGGCTAATAACTGGCAAGAAACTTTCTTTGGTACAGGGACTAATGCAGAGAATGAAACCCATGACCAGATTCTTAGCAGAACTGGAGCTTGGGACATGAACCCTAGTACTGCCAATAGCCAGGCTAAAATCTGGCATCTTCTTGTAAATACTCTTGGAGGCAATAACATTACCCAGACGCATTACAATAATGCCCCTGGAGTACCAATTAGTAGAACTATTTCCGATACAAATAACAATGTAACCCTAAAAGAATGGTTTAATATCTGCGTCCCCGAACCCTATAGATTCGTCTATGAATGGAGACCGGTGAGAGCGATGTTCTCTGGTGATAAACTTGATGGTGACCTAACTAAAGTAAGATGGTCAGATATCAACACCTCCGCCGAGTTTTCTCTTGGTGACACCGAAGATGGCCTTGTAAATCAACCAGGTAAAATTATCCTAACTCCAGAAGGGGAGTTAGAGTCACAATCAGCATACAATATCGACTTCTCAAAAGTCACCATGTGGAAGACCGAGTTCTCATGGTATGGTGCTGTTGGCGCGACTTTCCTTTGCTACGTACCTATCGGTAATAACGAGGCACGTTGGGTCCGTGTTCACCACATTAGAGCCTCAAACCAACACTCAGTTGCTTCACTTGGTAATGCCTTCTTACCGATAACATACCTCTGCCATGGTGGTCTAAATAGCGGTCTAGATCCAAATAACGATGGAATTGATATAGGAAACACTCTTGTTAAGTATGGTGCTTCTTACTACATTGATGGTGGAGATAAGGGCACTGTAAAACTCCTATCCAAATCATCGGATTATAGCAGAACAGTTCCTTCTGGAACAGTTACATTCACTCCAGTTAGTGTAAATACTACTGATAATTATATTGTAGCTACCAGAGTTAGTTTAGGCAGTAATAACGACAGAACTCTGGTTGGTTTAATGGGCGCTTATATCGAAGGTGATGTAACTATCAAAGTCAAGTGGATGGAGAAGGATGAGACTGACGCCACTAATGTGAAGTTATATTTCACAGGTGATATTTTTTCTTATACTAGTGGCGATATTACTCTTATTGTTCCTAGATCACAACAGTCCCTATTAACCTTAAGAGCCAAGGATTTTATTAGTAATAGAGAAGGAGAAAAGGTAAGAAACAGACTGCAAATCTATCCAATCAAATTAGGTGTCGGTGTTTCCCAAGGTGAGACTTCTGATCTTATTACTATTCGTGGGTATAAAAATCCCCTACTAATTACAACAAACTCGGGCTCTACCTCTGATGATTTACTTAGTGGGGACTTGGCAGATACTCTAAATACAAAGAGATCAGTACTTCCCACTGAATTTACTTCAGATCAGGCGGTGAATCAATTAGGACTGGATACAGTTCTCAATGCCAATGGAAAATATGTATTTGGATATTTCCTCGGAAGTAATATTTCTGGAAATGCTGGAAATAAAACTTCTGGACAGCCTATCTTAGGCAGAATCTATAGAGAAGGTGGTAAATATTACTTTGCCAAATTATTTTCCTATTCTGATCCGATATATATCAAAGGTAAGTTTTTATATGAAAGAAATCTTTCTGTAGGTACTGCAGCAACAGGGCTATCTTTCACAGAAAAGACCATTTCAACCACTACAGACGGATACGCTGATCAAACCAAGTGGACAAAACTTGCAAATGACGGACTAGCCACGTTTGAAGAAATCACTCGTCTCTCCGGTACTCAAATTGCTCAAGACTTTGCTCTTACCCCCGTGCCAGAAACAGGAAACGAGATCTTCTCGTACTATGTCACCAGAGGCGGATACCAATTCGACCTTCAAGATTACTTTGCGTATAATAAGGAATATCTTTCATTCCCTCTAACAGATGAGGTTGATGTGATTAGCGTATTTGGTCACTTTGACATCCAACAATCAGCTTCTCCAAAAGCATTCAAAGTTAATACTTCACTAACCTGGGAGGAACAGTGATAAATGGCTAGTAATTATGAAATAAAAGTAAAAAGCCAGTCTTCTTCAAGAAATATTTCATTAAAAGGTCAATCAACTGCTCCGGGTACGTTTGAAAAAGAACTACGACTTGTTGCTTATCGAGGCACCCCTCTCTTCTCCGATGAGGGGAACTCACTTACTTCAGTTAAAAGAGTTCCTGATCCTAGGGACTTTTTAGCTTCTTCCTCTACTCCGGTAGTAGTTGATAGTGAGTCTTATGCTAAAACAGGAGTAAGTCTTGAGAATAAATTTGGTCAAAGAAATCCAGCTGCACTGCCTATTGAAGAAGTATTTAATGAAGTAACTGAGGTAAGTTCGACATTACTGGGTATTCCTAGAGGGGAGACTCAACAAGGTATTTTTGATAATGTCAGCTCTTATGGACTAGATAGGAAAGACTGGATTATCTACTCTGGGTACCCAGACTTCCGCCAAGGGGGCTATTGGGAAAGAAAAAATTCCCCTGCTGGCCGTCACCAAGCAACAATTAACTTTGATGATGCTGAGGGCTCATCTGTTGTAATTTCTTCGTATCCCGTTCCCTACACTACCCCTGGAAATCCTATTGTTAGCAGACTAATTAGAGGCCAAGATACTTCCGATATTGGACCAGGCTGGGGCAGATATCTCCAATCCCTAATCGCCATGTACGTTATCGAATACATGGTAAATAATTTTACAGAGGAAGAAAAAGTAAGATTTAGACTTGAGTACTTAGAAAGTACCTACCCTAAAACAACTTCTGGAAAATTTAACAGACTTTATTGGGATCAAATCTGGCTTGATATCGATCAAGGAAGATTCAAGACTATTGGCAATCTACCCATTATCCCTAGAGGTCGTATTGAAAATATGACTGGTGAGGGGGAAGCAATTCTTCTTGATCTATTTAGTCTGATTGATGAGACTAAAGATACTCCGTACGTAACTGCTACTAATGTTGCTGATAATGAAGGATTCAATCTTTTAAGATCAAAACAGATACTGACAACAGATTCAAAGCAATCAATACTTTATACTTCTGGATTTTTTGGTACAACAAGATATAGATGGCCGAGTAACAACAAGGGCCACTTTGAAATTGCTACTCAACCAAATGAAGAAGTCTGGAGAGAGTACTGGTTACTTGACTACGACTCGCTGTACGACGATCTAAAGAACTGGGAGTTTAAAGTGTGGGAAACTGATCCCCCAGAAGACTCTCCAGAGAAAAAATATAAACTTCCTTACTATAGAATTCTCGATAAGGAAACTCCCTCCGAGTCGTTAATTTTTGGCCAATCTTGGCCAAAGACATACTCCGATCCAACTATCCCTCAGGTTTCAAACGCTCTTGCCGAAGGAAATTTAATTGGTAACAGAGAAAGCGACTATGCTGTTGTTACTATGACATCAGCCCGCGCTTTTCGTTATCAACCGGGCAGGATCAGTGGATTTACTTATGGCGTAAGAGTCTCCGAAGAAGGCGCAGGCCCAGGATCTATTTTGGAGTTTGGCGTAGAGAACTATACTGATGGGTACTTTTTCCGCCTAAAGGATGGTACTGACTTCTCTATTGTTAGAAGATCTACTATCCCCCTAGGAGACACCGATCTATTTATTGATGCAGGATATGAAGAAAGAGAAGCGTATATTAGTCAATTAACCGGAGTAATTAAATATCGCGATGAGTTAACTGATAGTGAGGTATTAAGGCTCGAACGCCTTGTAGAAGATAAAAAAGAAGTAAAGGTATATGAAACCGAGATCCAACAGGATCTCATGAACGGCGACGGACTTAACTCCCAAGGCGAGACCGGTTATATTTATAACCCAGATACCGTTACCATGTATAAGATCGAGTTTGGTTGGTACGGTGCTATTGGCGCAAGGTTCTATATCTACATTCCAACTAAAAATGGTGATGCAAGATGGGTAACTCTTCATACATTGGTTATTGAGAATAATATTGATAAGCCCTGTCTTGAGGACCCGTTCTTCTTCTTTAAATATAGAACTTATGTGGGCTCGCCTTCTCGTATCAGACTACCTCAATTTATCGAGAAGTACGGTGCTTCGTATTATATCGATGGCGGCGACGAAGGTACAGTAACTGTCTCTAGTGCCATTGCTTCAAACAGAGATATTGAATCTACTGATCTTGAGACCGATACCGGAGAGACTATTGAGCAAGAAATTCCTATTTATAGATGGGCATCGGTTCTCGGGTTAAAACCAAAGAAATTTATCACAAATACCCAGGGTAATGAATTCTTTAATAAAAAAGAAATATTTCCCATCAGTGCCTCAATGATCTCTACGGTGGACACTGAAGTTAAGTTTGTTAATCAGTTCGGTTGTGTTGATCATGGATTTACTTTCCAAGAAGGTTACAAGTGCGAACTTCCAGAATCGCAAAGACTTAGAGGTAAATTCTTAATTAATAGGCTAGAAACTGACGAGGATACACTAATAGAATTGGGTTATACTGAAGATAGTCCTACGCCCACAATCTCATACCAAGGTCCCGACCCAGACTTCCCAGAAGCAAGTCTCAATCTTTTAAATATTAATGGCACTGGTTATACAACCGATTATCTAGGAAATACTGATTGGGCGACCTACTATACGTTTAAAGGCTGGAATTCTTATCAATATGCCCTCCAAGGATCACATATCATTGGAAACAATGTATTCTGTGCATATGTAAACCCTGAAAATGAGTACATTAACTCCCTTACAGGGTGGTCGAACTCTATATCCACAGCCGCTATCTCAAGAGTAGTTAGAGGCAGTATTTATGGCGGTAGCGCTAGTGATAGGCCTTGGAGTAAAGGCCAACTCCTCTTCAGATACCCAGATACATACTCATTAAAATTCTCTCCCTACAGAAAGGATACTACGCTTATCTCTTCTATTGGAATCACTTCTGGCGAGTTTTATCTATTATTCACAACTAAAGCTGGGGGAAGAGATGATAATGGGGTGCCTTGTTCCGATGAGTATTTTGGTACTAGGTGCGATGGTGATACTCATTTTGGAGATATTACTATCGGAGTCATGTGGTCTAGAGGGAGTAAAGATACTTATGCAAATCAAAAATATCCTATTAGAATGGTCTCCAAAGACCGCGCTCAAAACCACCCAAATAGTTTTGGTATTGTAAACCCAACCATTGATGATAACAGTCATATTGAGGGAGATGATATTGATATTGAGTTTGTAAGTAGTACTGATAGTGATACCGGTACTGCCTATATTAAAGACAAGAGAATCCCCAACTCTGATGAGTTTAGATATTACGAAGGTCTTCCTGTAGATGTATTTAGCCCAGCTCTCAGAGACAATACTCTTATGGTAAGTCAGGCTGGATGGTTACATACTGGAGCCGGTGGTATTGAAAAATCAGAAGGTGGACGAGATTCTCCCGGCGAGATTGATGAACAATTCCCTAGTGTCCCCGGCGCTGAGGGCGGGGAATGCCATGCTCTATTTTGTAGAGTAGGCCCTATTGAAAGAGAAGTAAGCGTTCAAGATGAGAATGGTAGCGGAACTACAGACCCCCCATACGATGATAACGGAACAGTAAAAACGGTTCACTATTTGAAAAGCGATATTTCTTGGCCTAGTGAATTATGGGTAGATTCTCAAGGAAATCCTAAAATTGAAAGTTTAACTTTAAGGTCGTTTAGTACTAATGTAATCATTAAAGTAAAAACTATAGGCAAAGAACAGGATATCTTTAAAAGAGAGGGAAGCTCCATTGAAGAATATTTACTTCCAGTAGTAATTGAAAGTGGAAGTTTTGGTGCACTTGGAGGCGGTTTAATAATCGCAGAATATGCTGGTATAGCACTATATGCCCCCTCGTTAATTAAAAAAGATGATCGTTTAATTACCAGTACTGTTTCTGGATCTGATATCTTCCCAATCAGATGGTTTATTGCCATGAGAGAAGGAGCAGAGATCGGTTCACTTAGCATCGGTCAAGAAGTCGGAAATGGAATCATCCAGTCACCATTTTCTCCTTTTGGACAAACTCTAAGCGTCGATCATTACACAAATGATGGACAACATGACCGTCATGACGGGGGAAGTGCTGATACTCAAAAATCTGCTATTAAGAACATTAGAACTTTTTCAGAAGTAGATACTTTAGACACTTCGGTTAATTTCTCTGATACTTCTTATATCGATAGTTCTAACCCCAGTGATCCTGGAGTGAAGCGGAAGAAGTGCCCTTCGTTCTTAAGCAGAAATCTGTTGGCAGGGGCATCTTACTCAAGTGTTGGTGATTATCCGATCCGTTCACTTAAGTTTAAAGACACAGGAGATGACTTAGGGTCCTTCTATCTATCTAAGAATACACCAACTGATGTAGATCTTACTTCAATGTTTAATATCTCAGCTGAGTCAATTGGTCCTAGTTTCTGGAATAATAAATCATTGTTTGTTATTGCTAAGTCTCTAGAGGATGAGACAGAAGGGAAAATTTCAATCACACTGAACTATAAAGAACAGTAATTATTATGGCAGGATATAGCTTTATAAGACAAAATCGTCCAGATATCGGATTAGTTAGTTTTTATGACCTGGGCGAGATTTATAGCAGTGATGAGAGAGATGCTCTCTTTAACATTCTTCTAGATCCAGAAGGACTGGATCAGATTTACAATCTTTCTAGAAGCGGCCTTACCAAGGAGGATGTTAGAACCGCGGGTGGGTTGGACCTACCCGTTTACCACTCAATGGCTCTTTCACAAGAAACATCGAGAGGAATTTCAAATAAAATTAAAAGTCTTCTTAGAACTGATGGAGAGATTGGTGATCCTGGCCTACAAAACTTTTTCGTTCCAGACTACTCTGATAACATCATTGTCCTTCACGGCGGATTAGCTGCAAATAACATTAAGTACAGCTACGTAGACGAGGAAGGTGAATATCAAGAGACTATAGTTCCCACCTCAAGAGAGAGTCTTTTTAACTCAGTTGTGGATACTGAAACTGCTAAGTTTTTAGAAGCCATCTACACCGACAGAGTAAGAATAAGAAGAAGGTCTCACATTAACAGTTTAAAACTGAGAGCAAATGCAGCTACTCTATTAACAAATAGAGGAACTGTTTCCGAATCTCCTACTCATATTTTTAAGATTCCCACATATGTAAGAACTCCTTCGAATACCTCGCCCAAGTGCGAATTGTTGGAGTGTTATTGTACAGTAAACTCGCCTCTCATCCTTCCTGTAAGGATAGGAACTACGGCAAATCTTTCTCTTTCTAGAGAGCAAGGATTGAGCGAACAAGATTCGCCCGTTTCTTTTGTTTATGGTTGGGAGTTGAAATTGCGCAAACCTCCTGCTGGTAGTTCAGAATTACCTATTATTAAGCAAGAGATAATCACCGATTCTAGCACAAGAGATGTAGAAGAAATCAAAATTAATGTAACTGGAACTGAGGCCTCTAATAAGGATTGCTTACTATATATCTATCTTGACCCTGAGCAAATTACAGAAATAGATCTTTCTGGGTTAGGTATTAAAGAAGAAGCGGGCAGGGACATTGGACTTATAGGATTTAATAACTTAGAATCTATTAATATTAGTGGAAATAGATTATCCTCTCTTCCTACTTGGATTAAAACACTCAATGAAAAACTTATTGAGTTAGATATTTCTGGTAATGATTGGGACGAAAATGGAGCTATATATTCTGTATTTGATTATCAGAGTATGCAAGGTTCCGGCATTTCTGGATCGGTAGATGATAATGCTCCTTCTAAAACACTTTCTGAATTTATGTGCTATAGTGGATATTTACACAACGGAGAAGGCAGTAAAGATCAGAATTATAAAGGATATTCCACGATCCAAAACCCAGACGGAAAACTTTGGAAAGACTCTAGAAAAACATCCATAGAAAGATTTAAGTACCTCTACCAAGGAAACCCAGATGGTCTTACTGAAGAACCTATTCCTATTAATCTTTCTAAGCAAAATGGATTTAGAAAATTTACCCTTTTAAATAGGTTGGTATTAGGGTCTGAAATTAAAGTAGTAAATGGCGATTTTTCACAAATCTTCCCAAATCTATTTGATCTTTCAATAGACTCGAGCAGCGGATCTAATCCAGATCTTGTAAAAGGCCTAATCCCAAAGATAAATAACACAACCGCTGATCAAATCACCTTAGATTTTCATGGTCAAACAAATATGAAAGGCTCCATAGGCTATATGGGAGATACGCCTTTCTGGACCAATACGATTGATGAAATTGATAAAGGCACGATTACAACAAAAACAGCTTTTGAAACCGCTGCAGGAGTAACGACCTCTCTATCAGAAGCAGAAATCCTAGCCGCCCCTAATAATTTTATTGGAAGATATAATATAAAAACAGCAAACTTCAGAGGAACAAATGTAGTGGGTGGTATTTTAACTGGAAGCGACGATGTATCTGGATCTAAAGTCCTAGGAGTAACCCATCTCGTTGACAGTAGTGACGTTGATGTAGTAACTAGGGCATGGGATTCTTGGCTAAAACAATTGTCATCTATTACTTTTTATAGTCATGAATATGGGGCAAGAGATCTTTACTTTAGACTGGCAAAAGGTTCATCTTATAACTGGAAAAAATTAAGCCGTATTAACATAAATCACGTTCATGGAACTGATGATAGATATGTTAAGTACAACGAAGGAGTTACTACAGGAGAAAACTCTTCAGATAATTTACAAGGAGATGAACTTGGTACTGTTCTTGCATATGATGCCGCTTGGGGAGGGAAGATATTTAGTATTGAAGGTGTTGCGAGCACTCTAAAAATTTTACAATTAGGGCAGAATAGATGGGATGGATACGATGCTGATACTACGGATGCCCTAACTAAATGGGAATCTTCTAACGGTTATTATAAATATATCCTTCCTAAAAACTTCGTAAGTAAAGAAAATACAAAATTAGAAGAAATTTATCTACATGATTTAAACACGTTTTATTCTGAGGATAAAAGGCTTATTCTCAGATCTGGAGACCTAAGCATTTTACAAGAATTAAAGTTATTTAGATGCAATGGGTCCAGGTTCTTTGGTGATTTTCCTCAGTTAAGTGCAAAAGTTGACGCGCCTAAGATAGACATATATATAGGATATAATAACTTTAAAGACCTATCCAATTTAGGATCTGATAGAAATCAAAAAATCGTTGAGTTAGCTGCGAGCAATATGTCTCGTAACTTTGGAGGATGCAGAATTCCTAATTTTTCTAAATCCTCTACCAACATGAAAAAGTTGGATTTGACCAACAACCTAAGTACTAAAAATGTAGATAGTAAGGTAATGATATCTTGTCTCGCAAATTTAAGTATAGAGGACAAACCGTCCCACTTGGGGACATTGACAGAGGAGGTTTCTACTCCTTCAGCAACTTGGAATACAGAATCATCTTCTGACGGAAAAATTTATAGAATAGTAGTTGCTGACGGAGACATAGACATATCCAAAGATGTTTATGTAAATGACGAAATAAGAGATGGAAATGCTAGCGGACCCCCAATCGGTACAGTAACTCAAATACATAAGAGTGGGACTAAAGGATTCATTCATGTAGCCGGAGTTGATACCGGTTTCTCTGGTAAAACTCTGGCCTTTGTAAGAAGAGGACAGAGAGTGGATGATTTCTTTGAAGGATTCTCAAATTTACAAACTCTAGACTTGCAAAATAATAGACTAGTCGGTAAAGTTCCAACATTTAAAGGAGCAAAAAATCTGACAACTGTCAATCTTACAGATAATTTATTCACCGAGTGGCCAGGCGATGTATTCACAACTACGGGATTCTTTTCTGGGGGCACTGTAAAATTAACATCTTTTGATATAAGACAAAATCCACTAGATGTAGAGGCTATTAGATCAATTATCAAGGAACTCTATAATAGCAAAAAGGCAAACGACAAATTAAGTTATTCAGGTCTAAAAATAAATCTCCAACAGACAAAGTGGAATGGAAACGGGTATGACACGAATTGGAAGAAGGATGATGTATTCTACAGTAAAATAACCAAGGAAATAGACGACCCATCTTGGGTACCTCCTACCAAGCAAGTCGATTCTGGTGAAGTTGATGAAGATGGTAATCCTATCTTCATTGAAGTTATTGATACTTCAAAGAGCCCACCGAAAATTACGGTGGTTTATGAAGATCCTCTTCTTGATCAATATAAACTACTGGTCGGGGACTATAATCTAAAACTGTCTGGTATTGTACTCTGACCGTTGAGTCGTAGTGATTAAAGTAAATTAGAAAAACTTAAGTAACTGATATGAGTGGATTAACTCGATTTAAAAACCTTTCAGAAACCGACTTAAACCTAAAGACGGCTCTGCAGAAATTATATGCTCCAGGAATAGAGAATGATATCGAAATTTTTTCTTTATCGTCAGCTATTTTATCTACCGTAATTTCTGGTCCTAAAGAGCCTGATCCAGACGCGGAGTTCCCTGTAAATACTCAGATTTATGGTTTGAAATCTGAAAAAATTACAGCGAGAAAAGGCACTGAAGATGTTCAATATGATAGAACCAGATTCCTAACTAAAACTTTTACTTTTACAAATAGTAACAGGATATACTTTAAAAACTTTTCTGTAACTGCATCAAGTACGAAAGATTCTTTCTATTCTCCTATCTACTCAAACAACGGATCAATTCCAGATATAGAGTTGGTTTATGGGGGAAGAGGATTTTATTTCCAAAAGAAAGTCTCTAGTTTATTTACAATTTTGGATGATGATAATGACTTTGAAGATACAACCGATAATGTAGTAGTCTTAAAAGATGTCGTTTTAGAAGGGATGATAAGTGGACGGACTAGTGCTAGAGCAACTCTGACATTTAAAGAAGAGACTTTCACTGATAAAACCCACGCAACAGGTGAAAATTATAAGGATTCTAATACAAGAAGATTTATTCTTATTGACATAGTTATAACAAATCCAGGTACTGGATACGGTATTTTTGAAAAATTAAAAATTAGAGAGACTACTTCTACCTATCCAGTTGATAAAAACAATTCTACTCTTACCAATACGAGCACTGCCTCAATTAGTGAGGTAAGAATTCAAAGACAAGGAGGTACTGCCTTCATCTTCCAGACTCCTATAATCAGGACAAGGGAATACTACTACGATGTGGTTAGTGCTGACTCTGATGGATTTTTCTTATTTGATAGAAAAAATGATAAGTATATTTTCTTAGACAAAGATACAGAAACATTGGAGGTTCAAGACATTGATATCAGACGAGAAGATTTTATCAGGGTAGATAATTTTAATCAGTTTAAGTTTGCTTCTTCTAGAGTATATTTGGAAGGATATGGCGAAGTATCGTTCTTTGCAAGTGGATCAATCAGTTCTAATATTACTTCCCTAGGAAATGCAGTAGCAAGAAATTTAGAATCAATCAGAACAACGATTCAAAATACTAAAAAACCACAATTAGTTGATGATGAGACTAATAAACTTGGATATGCCTATAATGGTTTCGAAGGTAAAGACGTAGCAATTTGGCAAAGAGTAGTAATTAGAGATCAAGATGGCCTACTTGCTAAAATTGCCCAAGAGGGTCTCAGTGGGGATCAAGTAAGGGATAATAGTCTTATCCCAGAATTTGTTGTCCAGAGTGGTACTAAAAAACTTACTGTACCCGGTCTATACATTAAAGTGGGTGATGTTTATAAACGTGCTTATTCAACAAAAGATAAGCCATTTTATAGCGCAGTTTCTTCAAAACTTCAAAACCCCACAGTCAATGGATCTGCAAGTTCAAATAGAAACTCACTGCCTTTAGGCACTCTCAGCGCAGAGGCATATGATTCATCTAGTCAATCTTGGTACGCTTACGACACAACTATTGCTGAATATGCCCAAAGAATCTCTGTACCAGATTCTCCACTCCCAGCAGGAGAGAACGGAGCATTCTATTTCCATAAGAATTCCGCTCTTACAATCACCGAGATGCCTAACTCAGTTGATGGGAAGAGAGTATATTCAGTTCCTCTCTTCCAAGTTGCTTAAGTCCAGGTAGGGCTGTTCTTGGTTAGAAGGCTAATATTACTAGTTCCTTTATCCAAGAACAAGAAAATATTAGATTTTGCAGGTTGATTATCTGTATAAGTAAGAGCATCCTTATACAGGTAATTATTATCCGCATCCTGCGGAATAACTGCCGGAATCTCAACCAATAACTTCGCGTTGTAGGTCGTAGAACTAACAGTAAAGTCAGGTTTTTGCGTTGGAGTCAAAGAAACAAGGATGTTAGTAATCTCCCTTGTATCAAAGTCAAAGATCAGCTTTTTATTAACCTTAAGATATTTACCACCAAGATTGTCTATTTTATCGATGTCAGTAGACCCCCAATAAACATCAAATTGTCCTTCTGCTGCCGAGTTAATATCCTCGGTAATTTTTGCTACTGGCAGTAGTTGAATGTCTTGGGTATTATATGGTGGATAACAAATCCCATTAAGGCCGGGATCAGCTGCAGATACTGATTTATCATGACCAAATGGGGTCACGATCTGCGCTGGAGGAGCAGGGATTTCAGACCCGTCCGCAAACGGATTTAATTGAGATGCTGCTGCGTTGCCCTTTATGTATAAAGAATCGGCAATTCCTAGTCCTGCTCCAGAATCAATTTTTCTAAACTGATAACCTGAACTATAGACATAGATAAGATCCACTAGATTAGTATTTGTGATTGGATTACTTATTTCTGCTTGAGAAGAGTCAATTACAACTGAGGGGAGATTGGAAAATGATAAGAAGTTATAGAAAATTTTACATTGCTTATTTCCAGCTAATGTAGTTGGGTCGGCGGTGCCGTGATCAATTGTTACCTTTGTATTTGCGGGGTCATAAGCAGTTACATAGTACGCAGTACCTGCAATCTCTATACGAGTACCAAGATAATCATCACTGTCCCCTACAACCCCGCCGAAAAATGTAGAGTCTGTGATAGATACAACTGCCGGATCGCCATCAGAAGAAATGGTCAGTTCTACTTCTTCCGCGGGTCTTGTAACTCCAACTAGGTCGTAGAAGTAATATTCTGTTCCACCCTTAATCAACCCAGGCAGGAACATCTGATTATTATCTATGTTAGGAGCGGATGTCCCCCCCGCACCAAAGTTGCTATCAGCAATTACTTTATTGGTTCCAGGGTCCACAGGAATCAAATGCTTATTCCCACTAACCGTTCCATTTACATATTTAAATTGTACAGAGAACCCTTGAGCTGCGTTGGAATTAGCAGTTACATAATCTGCCGATGTGGAGTATAGTTGGATAGTATCATCATCAAAAGTAGATACATTATCTGCCATGTGCAGGGCTTTACCGACGGTACCCGTTGTTGCAGAAGAAGTGATTATGCCATAATTATTTGCTGGAGTTCCGTAGATAAGTACGCTTCCTCCCAATCCAGCGGCATTTTCAGTGATTGTGAAGAAGGTGTAATTATCACCATCAGTTCTTACCTCGTCGGTCTGCGTTAGTTTTATTTGATCGTCTTTCTTCTGTCTTCCAATAAAGAGCAGTTTATTGTGACTATAGTCATAGTCTCGATCTGAAGACTGTGTGGTTAACGAGTTATCTAAAGCTCCATCGTATCTAGATTTGTCATAAAAATTTACAGGGGGCAACTCGCCATAGATGATCTTATAAGCCTCATAGTTATTTTCAAATTGTATTTTTTTAGGATCCGGTTCGGAATAGTTTGTTCCTACCCCTTCGAGCATATCATTCCTATTACTATATGTACCTTGGAGGTTAGGATGGAACATATAATCCTGCCAAAGCTCATCTGAGGAGTAATTCACAGGAGCCGCGTTAACAACTCTGTTTGTTAGAGCTACATAGATAGATGGCTTTGTTGTAATACCAAGATCGGGGATTGTTAAATTGCCATTAGTTTGATTAATACTGCCATTCAGATATCCTTGAGAGGAAATCCAATCATCTCCGTAGATATTTGTTAGATCGGGTGAAGTTACAATTGAGTAGGCAAGAACTTCTACTGTACTATTAAAATTGGCAGTTAAGTCTACGCTATTGGAAGCTTGCCAAGTCTCCCCATTATTACTCGTTTCAATTTTAACAATAGCCTTATAATCATTCCACTTAGCATTCTCTTCAGCCGCAAGAATAAAATCAATTTCAAATCCAGGAGTAAGGCCTGGGGATAACTTTGCCCGGTCTTGGGCAGTAATATTCGCCTCTCCTTTATCAGCGACTAAAGCATCGTAATCTGCCGGATCTTCTTGTCCGAACCAGTATCTAATTACTACAGGAACATATTGGTTAAAAGACCTTCTAGTTACTCCTTCTAAATCATTGAAGGTGGTGTTCGCATAATCCCAACTTGCGCCGTTTGCCGCAGTTCTCTGAGTAATAGGAGTACTGGTAGTTGTTTCTTGAGCTAATGTCTCATTAGAAGGTCCACCTTGAATGTAATAAGTTCTATAGCCCAAAGGATCATCTGAAGAGACTTCTTTTGTAGGTTGGGAGTAATATGTGTTTGGATCTGTCGTATCAATGGCAGTTTTCCAAGAACCTTCTATTGCTCCAGTAGTTGAGTCATATCCGGTAATTTCAAAATAATCAATTCTAATATGGCCGGAAACCTGCAATAAGAACTTTCCAAAAACATCATTAGAAGATGCTCTCTTCATCCAAAAGTCCATCTTCAAACCCCAATTGTAGGGATTAGGCACAGCGCGTGGAAGCGAATAAGAGAAGGAAATATTTCCGTCTCTGACTACGGGGAAGGAAGGGTTTGTAAATGCGTTAGTTCCACTATACTCCTCTCTTCCTCTATAGTCTCTTTTGTACGCTCCGGCCCACCACCATTCTTTTTCAATATCAGGTACAAATTCACCGTCTTTGATATACCCTACTCTATGCGAATTTTTAATTTCAGTAGGTGTGGACGGGATAAAGTCCGGCCCATTTTCAACGAGGTCCGTTGAATCGTTTTCATCTTTATTTAGATCATGAGTATAGAACGGAGGGGGATTGGTATGAGAATATAATTTACCTGTTTCTGTACCATTGTCGGTCTCATCTAGAGGAACAACATATTTAAACATAGAAGTACCCTGTCCTTGAAACACAGTACCTCTTCCAGCAAAAAACTCTAGTTGTTTGATTCTATCAGTAATTCTTTGTCTGGGATTTACAAGAGGAGTTAAATTACCCGATTCTGTCTCTAAGTTAAGAGAACTATTATTTAAAATTGCAAGGTCTTCATTCTTAAGACCGTAGTTAATAATACCGTCTAAAACCTCAAGGTCTGGGAATAAAAATTTTCCTTCTGTCTGTTGTTCAGCGGGATCTTGGATGTCTAGAAGTACCTCACTAAGGGCCTGTGAAGGATCCTCGATGTCAGAAAGGGCTAGATCTCTTACTAAACCTCTATACTTTACCTCTGTTTCCAAAGGTATTTTTAATTGGTTGAGAGGAGGCAGTTTTGTTGATACTTTTACTCTTCCCGTTTCAGAGTATCTAGCCATAATATTTACTTATGCCGAACAGTAGTGATAGTTATCTTTAAACCTATCACCTTGAACTGTAAAGGTCGGAGTAAGCATGGATGACTGACTTGACGAAGCCGGAACGGACGATTTCATCGTAGCCAAAATTGACATGGCCTACTGATTGATTGGAGCCGAGACGGCGGAGGGCATCGGAAAGACCATCATTGCCATAACGATTTGATAAGTCGCGCTGAACTACGTCACCAAGCAGGGCGATGGAAGAGCTATCACCCAGGCGAGTGAGGATTGTCATCACCGAGTGGGTGGTGGCGTTTTGCATCTCGTCAGCAATAATCATACATCTATGCAACGACCGCCCACGTAGGTGCTCGATTGGCAGGAACTCAATGATCTTTTTCTCAAGGAGGTAATCGGCCTTACCCTTTTGCATGAATACGGCTAATGAATCGCGAATTGGCATGATGTGAGGAGCAATTTTCTCCTCAAGATTACCAGGCAAGAAACCAATCCCCTGCTCGCCTGGCGTGGAGACAATTGGTTTTACGTAGTAGATTTTTTCAATCTCTCTCTTGTGGAGTTTTTCACAAGCGGCATGGATGGAGAGCAAGGTTTTTGCTGTGCCTGGCGGCCCGGTAAGAATCGTCAAGGTTTTTGTCTTCAGATACTTCATGGCATCAACCTGGGATGGGTTCATAGGTAGGAGGGGCTTATGCTCCTCGAACTTGGGGTTTGATGCCTGGATCATGTCACCTTGCTCGATTCTTTGACGTCTAGAGGATTTTCTTGCCATGGGGAATTGTAATTTCCATGATACGAAAAAAGACCCAGAGAGATGCTACCATCTCTTCTGAGCCTTGTGGATTTATATGTCTCTAAAGGACATAAAATGTTTTCGTATCCTGACAAACTTTAAACCACTCTGACCTTAAGTACAGAGCCGGTTCTGTACATCCCACCAACAGGGACGGGGGTAGCATCTGCAGCCGCAGCGGTATCATCTGCGAACTCTCTCAACCCAGTAAAGTCAATTCGGCTAAAATTCACAGGGACCACTGATCTGTCACCAAGCCGTCTTACCACTCCTGTGGCATCGGCATAATACACCTCGTCAAGTGGCTCGTTGACAAATAACTCCCCTCTGTACATAGTGGAGGAGTCATTGTCATGAAGGTTTTGGAGATAGGCTTTGTCGTGGGTAGAGTCAGCAGTAAATCTGACTCCCCAACGGTGAAAAGGAGGTTCTGGAGTAGCGGGCATATTCCTGCTCTAAATATCTAGTTATATTAGTCTTTAAACTTTAAAACTATTGCTCTGGTAAAAGGTAAAGGTTGGTTTTTAACCATAGCCTTTAACCTGAGAACATGATATAATTACTTTGTAAGTAGTCTCAGAGAAGTATGTATCCTCGCACCATCGTCGTACTCGGAGCCGATCGAGTTGGCAAATCCACCATTGTTAAGAACACTCAGAATGAGTTAATCTCTCGGGATATATGCGTCCGTACTCTTCACTTCTCTGGACCTCAACCCCATCACCATACCCCCATCCAGCAATACCTCGATCCGTTCCAATCTGCCCTTGAGGAAAAAGCCCAAGTAGTAATTTGTGACCGTGGGTTTTCGGAAGTCTGTTTTTATGAAAAGTTCCGCCGTCATCTTGAGATCTCTGAAGAATGGGCTAACTCCGCCGAGTCATATTTCGCTGCATATAGCTACATGATTAAAGTATTCCTCATTGAGCGTACTTGGGAGTGGAGTCGACCACACCATATCATCGAGTTGAACACTCTCTATCCTGGATGCTCTGATTATTATCTCGATATGCAACTTAAGGCTCGGGAGAAAGAACACGAGGAGTACTATGCATATATGAAGGATTACCTCTATAACCGTTCTCTCCTCTCTAAGTATGAGATTATTTCCCCTACCTCGGCAGATTTCTCTTTGGCTAACATGGTTTAAAGATAACTGAATAGATATAGGAATATTACCCCTATGGCAACCGTACTTAACACTGGTCTTCATCGCAAGATCGGTATGGAGTTTGAATATAAGATCTCCTTCCAAGAGTTCCTAGGAGAGGCTATTGCCTCCCCTCTAGTCTCTTCTTATAACACCGGGGCAAATACCCCCGCAGCTCGTATAGCGGCCAAGAATGCTTTTGTCGCCTGCGGACCTTCAATGGGCTTCGAGGCTAAAAAGTTTGCCTATGCAACTCTTGAGTTGGTTGTAGGGGCACTTGTTGCTAATGCCAACGTTCCCGTTGCTGACAAAACTGCTCTCAACGACCAACTTGTCAACATCACTCGCTACGTCGGTCTAGAAGGCGATGGTGACTTCCACTTCATGGTAGCTACCTTCAACCTCGCTGAGACTGTTTCCGCTGTCATCGCTGAAGTAGTCCCTGCTCCTCAAGCGCCCACCGGAGTGATTCAAACTCTAACCCTCCTCGATGGAGGTAGTGGATATACGGATACTATCGATGGAGTTGGTGATGGCGTAATCCAAGTAACCTTTACTTCCACCGAAGATACCAACCCCGCCGGATATACTGATGGTCAAGGCGTGGTATCTATCGCTGCTGGTGAAGTGATTAGTATTGATACAATCGCTGCCGGCGGAGCTGGATTTAGTGTTGGTCAAATTGTAGCCATTGTTGCTGCCGGAGCGGATAATGGCGATACACTTGCCTTCGCTGAAGTAACTGCTGTTTCATAATCCAGGTAAGATGTGTCTAGTCTGTATCGTTGCCGAGCTAGAGTAGCCTATAAACCCTTCAAATCTGATAGGGTTGTTGTCTTTGAAGAAAGACAGATTCAGGATCTAAGTGTTAAACTCAAGGGTATAAATACTTTTTCCTCAGCAAACTCCCAAGGCAATACCTCAGGACAGGCATATACCTCTGGTCTATCTCAATCAAAATGCCAGGTTACCCTCTCAGATCCATATCTGACAGGGATAGCCTGGCCTGCTTTGTTTGATGCCGCTTCTATGTGGTCTGCATCTAACACCATGCAGACAAATAATATCATCATGCGACCATGCGGAGAGGGCGAAGATCCAATCAAGGATAAGTGCTATCCCTACTCGTCCATAGATGACCAGTCCCTCTCCTCATCGGCGGATAGCTCTAGACCTCTGAAGGATACTTATGCCCATATAATCATATCGTTATGGTACGATGTAAATGGGACCGCTTTTGGTACTGATTATTACTTCAAGGTAAATAGAATCAGTATCAATCATGGTTCAAACTTCCCATCAGTGACACTGAGTGGCACGGATCCACGTGCAGTTGTCTTCAACCAAAACCTCATCAATGTTAAGTTTGATGAAGGAATGACAGTTGAGGAGGCTTTAAAAAAGATCGCTGAAGAGAGCGGATATAAGGCAAGTTTCTGTGTCCCACCGGGAGGATCGGCAAACTCCCCTTACACGATCCCTCGCCAACTCATCTACAAGGGCGTTACGCCCGATGAGGCGATGAAGAGAATTATTGGTGCTACCGGTGGATCTATGCTTTCCCTCCCTATCAAGGAGTACGGAAATAGGGTAAGTGTTTGCAGCCGAGGAGAGATCACCGGAAGTTGTACTGTATTCTATTTGGGTAAGGGTCTCTACGAAGCCTATACCATCGATGGCGAGCCACCGGTGACCTGGGGTCAGAATAACACCCAAACCGGCGCAACTATCAACGACGCTGATCCGTATGTCTCTGCAAGTTTCGCCTCTGAAAAATACTCCCTCAAGGAGGTTATTAAAGAGAAAAGAATAAAGGCTCTTGAGAAAGTTAAAAAAGTTACCTTCCCAGATCTATTCAAACCCTGTGAGAAGAGATGCCAGGGCCCAAGATCCGATGGATATGGCTGGGCAGGGAGTAACTCTCCTGTGGAAAATAAAAGATACACCAAGGTAAATCTTTATGGCATAGCTCCTAATGGCACAAGTGCTATCTCCTATCTTCCTGGCAAGGTAGAGAGTGCCTCACAGGAGGAGGGGAGAGTTGTCATTAAGACTGAGATGTGGTTCCAGGTCTGTAAAGACGATAAGTCGGAGAAGTGTTTTAGCCGCTGGATCTACCAAGAATCCACCAATCTCTCTGAGGTAAAGATCAAGAATGGCGATGAGGTAAAACCCTCCCAGCCAATTGGCTCCTCGACTAGTGACAAGAAAGAATTGACTAGGTTCTATATCAATGGCCATGATAACTCAGAAGTTACCATCGATCCACAACTCATCTGGAATTTTGCCGCTCCATTGGAGACGGTTTCTGATGTAAGAAATAAGAACGCCCCTACTGGCCCGGGTAATAATGTAGTAAACCCCGCTCCAAAACAGTCATTAAAAGACTGGAAAGCAACCACAACTGCAAAACCATCTAAGGTTTTATTAATGGCTGGTCATGCTGATTTTCCATCTGGGGCGCCTAATGAAAGAGAGTTGAATATAGAATTGGTGAAATGGGCACAACGTAATGCCCAGGCATATGGCATCTCTGACTATATTGAGGTGTATCTACCATCATCATCAAATATTCCAGAAAATGACCCACGATCTCAATTTAGTAAAACCTCACAGGCAGCGGGCGCTGGTAAGCAAATAATAGAGATTCATAATGATGAAACAAATGGACATAGCGGTGTAATACCACCCACTGCAGGAAAAAGAATTTGGCAATTAGATGACGCCCTCTCATCTTCGTATGGTTCATTTAGTGTTAATCATAGAGATGGACTTGGTGTTCCTAAAAGAGGTGGAACGATATTAGAAGTGGGGAGGATGAGCCCAGATGTACAAAGAATAGTTACTTCTGGATCAACTGCTCAAAAGGAGGGATTATATAAACAACTCATGGATCCCTTAATGAGATCCATAGCACAAGAAAAAGCTCGGAATGCTGGAACCGCCACTCCTTCTCCACAACCTACTCAAGGGTCTAATGAGTCTGGTGGGTCTGGTGGGTTTGACGGATTTGTCGGCAGAGTAGGTTCTACTGGACGTAGTACTGGACCACATGTACATATTCAAGAATCCACCAGTAGTACTCTAACTGAAGCACAACTTAAGGAACTTGCGGGAAAATATGTAACTGTCTCTGGAAAGTCTTTAACTTCATACACCCAAGGAGACGGATTCGGAGCCGGAAGAAATCATGGAGGTCTAGATTTTCCAATAAAAGAAGGAGA